GGGCAGTGCTGGCCTACGATCCCATCGAGGAGGGGGTGCTCATCACGATCTCGCCGATCGACTACGCGGCCAGCACCGTTACGCACTGGTGGTACGACCCGCGGCGGGAAGCGTTCTGGCGGGACGAGCTGCCACGCGACATCGACCCTGTCTGCCCGCTCCGGGGTGCTTTTGGCAAGCTGAGCCCGCCTGGGCTACCCTACGGTGGTCGGGACGGCTACGTGTACCACCGGGCTCAGCACCGGATTTCGGACGCAGATACAGCTATTGCGACCAACGTGCTGTATGGCCCACTGCGGCTGGGCGGCTCACCAGTGAACGACGGCATCCTGAACCAGATTGAAGCTCGTCTGGGGACGGAGAGCGACGATCTCACCTGGGCGGTCCAGAAGGGCGTGACGGCTCAGGCGGCCGTTGCGGCTGGCGCATTTGCGACTGGGACGTTCGTTGGCGGCGAGAACTACGCGGCCCATGTACGAGCACGCGCCCACGCGGCCTGCATCAAACTCTCTACGACGGCCTCGGCCAAGTGGGCGTTGGAGAACCTGGCGATCATCGTGGCGCCGGGCGGGAGGCACCGGAAGGCATGATTAAGTCGCGCGCACCAGGCGCCGCTGGGGCTGAGGTTCGCCAGGCGTTCCAGCAGCTTGAGAAGCGCATCCGCGATTTGGAGACCGCAATGGACGAGGTCGGCGAGTTCGTCTTCAGTAGGTTCGAGGGCAACGCAGGCTTCTGGGACTTGCTGACGCTCACGGGCGTTACGATCGGTGGCAAGGGCTCTGAAGTGAGGTATCCGACGTTGGCGGGTTTGGGGGCTTGAAGGACCAGCAATGACTTGGCGTTTTGACGAAAGCGATGACGACGTACAGATCGACGATCACGCGGCCCTGACGCTGCCGGACAGCGACTGGGCTATTGCGGGTTGGATAAAGCTGACGGACAGCACTGGTGCGGGGGCTCAATGCTTTTTGTCCTGGGGCGCGGCCGGTGCCGACCCGAGCCTGAGTTGGCGCTTCTACGAGGAGGATCACGCGTCATTAGCCAATAAGCTGGTCCTCCGGCTGGATGATGCTGATGGCGATATCGCCTATCGTGCTTCGGCGGGAACGCCGGGGACGAGCACGGTCTGGATGCACCTAATACTACAGCGGTCCGGCAACACCTATACACAGTATGTCAATGGCGTAGCTGACGGTGCGGATACCGAGGTGGCTGTTGACGCCATCAATGTCGCGACCAACCTGTTCTTTGGTTCGTTCCCTAACGGGGTGGACCGACTCGGCGGCGATATGGCCGAGTGGGCCAAATGGGACCGGGCGCTGGATGCTACAGAGCGCGGCCAGCTTAAGGACGGCGTCTGCCCTATTGCCATTGCTGGTCTGGTGTGGTGGTGCCCAATGATTAGCGGGGAGTACAGCGAGATCATTGTCCCACTCACTGTGACAAACGATGGAACTGTGGCCGCAACCCACCCGCCGATTGCCCGTAACACCATTAGGCAGCAGCGCCGACGGAGGGCCGCATAATGCCTTATCCACTGAGACAGTCTACTGCCCACATTATGCGGATGGGACAGTTCGTCGATGACATCGACGGCAAGACGGCCGAGACGGGGCTATCTATCGCCCAGGCCGACATCCAGATTGCCAAGTTTGAGAGCGCCTTCGCTCAGACCAGTGAAGGCAGTCCGACCACCACGCACGATGCGGACGGCTGGTATCAGATTCCGGTCACCGTGACGGATACGGACACGCTTGGGCCGCTCATAGTGCAAATCACCAAGGCGGGTGCATTGCAGGTCTCGCGTGAATGTCACGTTCTGCCCGTCAACGTCTACGACAGTCTCTATAGCACGGATAAGCTTCAAGTAGACGTAACGCAAATTGAGGGCTCGGACGCTACCAATCAGATTCGGGACGCAGTAGTGGATGACTCCACGCGGATCGACGCCTCGGAACTCAACACGCTTTCCGGGCACGATCCTGGCGCTACGCTTGGAACTGGCACCGCACCTGCCGGTGAGTACGACACCGAGATGGGCCGGATCACGGGCAATGTGGCGCTCGCGTCGGGCGTTGACCTGGTCGCAATCCACGGAACCGCACTGACGGAAACGTCTGGTCAACTTGCGGCGGCGTTCAAGAAGTTCTTCGACGTGGCAACGCCGACCGGCACGATCAACAGCCTGCCGGACGCCGTGGCTGGTGCAGCGGGCGGCGTGTTCATCGCCGGCACGAATGCTGCTACGTCCATCACGACGGCGCTGACAGCGAACATCATTGGCAACATCACGGGCAACCTCAGCGGCTCGGTCGGGAGTCTCACCGGGCACACGGTCCAGACAGGTGACAGCTTTGGTCGGATCGGCGCGACGGGTTCGGGCCTAACAAGCCTGGCACCAGCGGCCGGGGTGGCGCTTGCCGATGGGGCCATTACGGCAGCGAAGATCGCCACGGACGCCATCACGGCGACGAAGATTGCGACGGGCGCGATTGCGGCAGACGAGATTGCGGGGGCGGCCTGCAACAAGATCGCGGACCACATTATCCGACGCAGTTTCGTGAATGCTTGTGACAGTGCCAACGGTGACACCAAGAGCTTCCGCTCGCTGCTCGGTGTGGTTGCGAAGCTGGTGAACAAACTTGCCATCAGCGGCTCGACACTCACCATTTACGAAGAGGACGACATAACCGCATTGGGCACGCAGGCCATAACGACGAGCGAGACTGCGGAGCCCATCACGGTGCTGGATACGGTATAGGAGACCTGATATGTCGCAGTGGCTAAACTTCGGCTTAGGTGCACTCAACATTGCGGGCCAAGGTATTGGCTGGTTGGGTGCGCGGGGGGCGAACGAACAACGCTATCAGGAAGCGATGGAGCTGGCTCAGGGTCGTTTCGGCGGCGGCATGGAGATGTACGGGCAGGGAGCTGGCAACATCATGGGTGGCTACGGTCAGTTGGGCCAAAACCTGTTGCAAGGCCCGGCAGGCTACGGACAAATGCGCCGCGGCATGAGCGAACTCTGGCAGCAGCGCTCACGTGGCCTGGGTGGCGAGTACGGGGCGCGGGCTGCCGGATTGGGCGGAGAGTACACGGCCCGTACCGAAAAGGCCATCGGGCAACTAAAGGGGTTAGGTGAACAGGCGCGCAAGGACCTGGAGCGCCGGTATGGGGAGCTTGGCGCCCAGCAACGCCAGCAACTCAGACGTACTGGCATGGGGGGCACGACCGTCCAGGCTGCCCAAGCAGCAGGGCTGGAACGCGGGAGAGGTGCTGAATCCCGACGACTTGAAGCAGACCTCCGGCGTGAACGCATCGGCGTGGAATCCGGACTGCGTGGTGAGGAGCTGGGGGCTCGGGCTGGCCTGACGGGCCAAGCGCTCGGAGCGCGTGGCCAGCTAAGCGCCCAGGAATACCAGATGCGTCAGCAGCTAGGGCAAATGCACCTGGGTGCCTACGGCCAGATCGGCGGTGCGGCGCTCGGCGCTGGTGAACGGCTGTTGCAGCAGGGAATGGGCTGGGGTGGGCAACTATCGGGCGACATACTGGGCCTGATGGGAAGTCGGTCCGATGTGTACCCGCCGCCGAATCCGTACTTGCAACAACTGGGTCAGTACAGCTACCCGCAGCCTTGGCAGTAGGTAGCTTGAGGATACACGATGCCGTATGAGATACGCTGGGGACCGCCGCCCGTTCTGGAGGGCTTCACGCAGTTCATGCTGGGCCGCATGGGGGCCAAGCGTGAGGCGGAACGGTGGGAGTACGAGCACCAGACGCCGTGGGGGCGCATAGGGGGGATGGGCGCAGGGGGTGCGGGCGGAGCTACTGTGGGTGCGATGGTCGGGTCTGCGTTTGGACCACTTGGCGCCGTAGCTGGGGGTCTACTCGGCGGCGGAATGGGAGCCTACGGCGGTGGCGAGATGGGGGGTGCTATCTTTGACCCGCAAACAACTGCTGAAAGTATCCAGGGTCTACGTGGAGCAGCCAGCCAAGTGACGGACGTGGGCACTCGCCTCTACATGCAGGAGCGGGGGATAGCGGCGCAGCAGCAGGCGGCGACGCAGCACCAGGATGCTCTTTATAGCCGTATGCACCTTCGCGACTTCGGCATGACCGAGGCCGAGATGGCTGGCGAAAAAGCACGTGAGATTCAGGCGGGCAGTATACCAGCGGACACCACCGATGCCGGATACCGTCAGGTTCTCGCCAAGCGCCGACTGCAAATGACAGGCGACGAGTACATCCGGCGAGACCGAGAGCGGTATTTCTTTGGCCGGACTGGCGGGCGGATGGGTTATGCCCAAGCACTAGAGCAGAACCCGGATGACCCGATGGCGGTGTTGGCGCCTGCCATAATGGAGTATCAAGAGCAGCAGCAGGCGGAGCGGCAACAGCAAGCCCAGGCGGTTCAATATGCCCAGCAGGTTCAACAAGCTTCCGATAGCCTTCCACAGAATTCGGATGTAAACAGGGAACTTAGTAGAGCACGGTATGCACTTGTAGGCGCAAACGCCGGCTTTTATCCAGGGAACCCTCCAGAGCAAGCCAAGCAGGGGCTCCGCCGACAAATGATGCAGGATCTTCGCACTGCCGAGCGAAAGGTGATAGAGGAAGCCGAAGCCTCAAAGATGACCCCGGAGAGGCGGCAGCAGCAAGTCGATAACAGCGTTGGTTACGTTCGTCACCCAGACACAAACGAAATCATCATCACAGAAGTCTTTGACGAACAGGGGAATCTCAAGTACGCGATACCGTATCGGCCACCGACCGTCAAGGAACCCCCGATCCGAACGCCGGATGACGTGCTCAGATTGCCGCTCGATGACTCGTTCCGCTCGAAAGTCATAGGTGAGGCGCGTCGCCTTGCTCGTGAGGAGATCGGCGAGCCGCTGGAGGGACCGCCGGGGCCGGTAAGCGAATCTCATCTACGTCGGAAAATGTGGCAGGTCTTAGACGAGTTGACGATGGTTGACCAGGTCGGGCGCGACGTGGGCGACTACAAACGCGAGATGATGCGCGAGGCGGACGGCCAGCCTGCGCCGCCGACTGCTCCGTCACCTCCGGCGGCTGACCCACAAGCCGCGCAGCAGCTACAGGAAGCCGCTCAACAGTTGCAGGACACGAACATGAAGATTCGTGAGATCATGGCTGAGATCAAGAGCAAGGGAGCGGAACTGTCACCAGACGCAAAGCGGGCGCTCATCCAAGAGTACATTCAGCTTGCTCAGACGAAAACGCAACTTGAGCAAGCAAGTGGGGCAGCGGCACCATGAATCAGGTTGACGAATACGAACGGGCACGCCAACAAGCTGCACAAGAAGGGCAGATAACATTTGACGGGTTCGAGCCGGAAATCCTCCCGGACCCAATGCTTGAACGCGACATGCGCCGATTCGAGCGCGAGCAGGACATCTACCCGCAAGGCGAGCCGCCTATCGAACAACAAATGCGGGAGTTCGAGATCGAACAGGTCACGCGGCCTGCGGCATGGCTGGCAACCGAAGCACGCCGCAGGGCCTTGCAGCTTTCACCCGACGATTACCGTGAACTAGAAAGCAGTGAACACTTCAGCGAGAAGTTCTGGGAGGGACTGCGTGGGGAGTTCGAGGACCGTTTCCCGACGATGGACTTCGAGCAGTTCCGCAACGTGTTCAGCAAGACGTATGAGCTGACACGGCAGGGCTTCCGCTACTTGGCGACTCGGCAGGTCGCTGGCACTACGCTCGACGAGCCTGCGCGAATGTTGCGCGGGGTTCCCGAGGAAGACAGGCAGGCGTTCGAGTTCATCCTGAATGGACTCGCTGCTGACCCACAGGTTCGTGGCCGCCTCGGCGAAGACATCCCAGCTATCGCGGCGCCGGTGCGGGGCCTCAAGGCGGGGATGAATGCCCTAGCAGAAAACGTCGGTCGCCTTCTAGGTGGGCAACAGGCCAACGAGTTCTTCGATTACACGCGGCGTGCCGGCCGTGTTCGCCGGATGGCTCGTGGTCCCGAAGCCAAGAGTTTCGTGGGCAAAGCAGCGGTACAGGCCGCCGAGATGGCACCCGAGATGGCGATTAGTGCGGCGCTCACTGGGCCGCGTGCTGCCGGTGTTCTTACCAGGCTGGCTGGGCCGTACCTCTACTGGTTCAACCGTATGATCCCCGACGCCTATGAGGAATACCGTAGCTTCGGGATCGACGATACGAGTGCAGCAATCGGCGCGGCGATCACCAGTGCGGCTGAGGCTGGCATCGAACTGATGGTCTCGCCCGCTCGAATGCTCGGTATTGGAGTTCGTCGGAAAGCTCTTGCGGCTGGCCGACAATCGCTGAGTCGCTGGCTGCTCAAGCAGGGAGCGGACTTCGGCAAAGAGTTCAGCGAGGAAATCTTCCAGGATGGCTCCCGCCTGTTCATCGCCGCCGCGTTAGAGTCGATGGACAAGGACGTGGACATCGACTGGGAGCGCGTCATCGGGCAGCGGCTCAAAGACCTGCCCCAGACGGCGCTGTCTCTGGCGTTTGTCATGGGACCGGCTCGTGCGGTCGCGGGCGGACGGATGGGGCTGGAGGAGCTGGGCAGGGCTGGGTGGGAGCCGATGGTTCGGCCAGTTCAGCCGGAGAAGCCCTGGGCGTCAACGGAGTTCGAGAAGCCTGAACGGGCTGCTGAGTTCGCCAGGGAGTACCCTGAACTGACCGCAAAGCTGGCGGAAACCACCAAGACGCTGTCGCGGCGAGACCCGACGCTACGCCAGGTAGCCAAGTTCGAGAAGAACACGGGGGAGAATCGGCAAGCGGTTGTGGATGCGCTCCGCACCGCAAAGGAGACCGAAGATGCCCGCCAAGTACAAGAGGTGAGTGAAGAAGGTGCGCGCCTCGTTGAGGCGCCAAGGGAAGAGCGGGAACCCGCACGCGATCTGTACGGCCGCGAACGTGGGGAACGTGAAGGCGTACCGGAAGCGGAAGGCCGTGAAGCAGCGGAAGAAGCGGTCGTAGAGGAGCCGCCCCCGACCGAGCCTCCTGAAGCCCGCCCCAGCGCCATGCCCGCAGGCGGGCTTGAACTCCCCGTATCGCTGGAAGCTGCCCCGGCCCAGCCCATCTCGGAGCACGCCATCGTGGCCGGGCTCGGACGCATCTGGGACGTGACCATCCGTAGCGGCCGGGTGGGGGGCACGGCTGCCGGCATCTACAAGAACGTATTCGGCCGGACGGCACCCGAGGTCATCCGCACGAAACGCGGGTTCGAGGGCAACCTGGCGGTCGTCGCCCACGAAATCGCCCACCACATCGACCGTCGCACCGGGATTCGCAAGGCCAAGATGCCCAAGGCGGTCAAGGACGAAGTCCAGCGTCTCGACTACGAGCCGAACATGCGGCGCACACATGAGGGGTTTGCCGAGTATGCCCGACACGCTCTGACGATGGACGATGCCGCCGAGATCGCGCCCGAGTTCCACAAGTGGTTCACCGAGCAGTGGCGACCGGCCAACCCCGAACTGGCCGAGAAGTGGGATCAGACCAGAGACCTTATCAGTCGGTGGCGCGCTCAGGGCGCGATGGCACGCGGGCTGGCCAACATCAGCCAGACACGACGGCCGGCACAGCCCGAGGGCATCACGCGAACTGCATGGTGGGGGGAGCGGCTCGCTTACGCCGGCCACCGCTTCTACGCTGCCATGAAGGACGAGCTTCACTTTGGGCACCTGTTTGACACGTCGGCTCATGCCCGTGGTGGGGCCGACAAGCCTGGCCGGCGGCTCTGGGACATCCTGATGGCGTTTAGTCAAGCGGGACCGACCTACGCCGATCGGGCGATGAAGAATGGCCCATTCTTCGTCTCGAACGAACGCTTCGGTCAGCAGGCTGGCCCGGCCTTTGCTGATGTCTTCACCGAGATCGACCCCAACGAACGGGCGGAATTCGAGGTTGCAGTCTGGGCGCGGCACGCGAAAGAAGCCTGGGCTAAAGGCGTCAACCCTGGCATGTCGAAAGAGGATGCTGACTGGATTCACGAAAACTACTGGAACGACCGCTATGAGCGAGCCGCGAATACGTGGACCGCCTACAACAACGGATTGCTGGACGTGTTGGCGGACTCCGGGGCAATCAGCCAGGAGACCGCTGACCACCTGAAGGACTACTGGAAGACCTTTATCCCACTGCGGCGTCTGCTGCCAGCTTCATCCCGGGCCTTGCGCATGGGCAAGCACCAGATGGGGAACCTTCCTACCCCCTTGCGTCGCCGGCTCGGTTCGGGGCTCGGGATTATCAGCCCGCTTCAGGTGACCATCGAGCGGAGCATCTGGTACTACCAGCTCGCCATGCAGCGGGAGGCGGCCAAGCGGGCCGTCGAGCGAGCCGAAGAGGTCGGGCAGATGGGGGCCTGGGTCGAACCAGTAGCTCCGAAGGTCCGACCGACCCGTTTCTCGATCGAGGAGATTCTGCCCCAGCTTGAGAAAGCGGGCGTTGACCGCGAGATGTTGGCAGAGGTGGACCCCGAGGACGCTCTGACGATCTGGCGACCGGACTATCACCCGCGCGGGGTGCCGGTTGAGCGGGTGCGGCGCGGTGACAAGTGGCAGCTCTACCAGTTCCACCCCGACCTGCACCGGGCCATCCTGGGCATCCAGTATTACCAGTTACCGCCCTGGCTGGATATGACGATCGGGCGCATGACCCGCATGGTCAAGCTGGGGGCCACCACGCTGAGTCCGACCTTCATGGCCCGGAACCAGGTCCGCGACTTTATGACCTACCTGTTCCAGTCGCCGGAGATTCGGACCATCGGACAGGTCGGGACGCCAGCCGAGATGCTGGCGGGCTACATCTTCACGATGGCACAGCACCTACGCGGCAAAAAGGGTGACCCGCTCGTCGAACTCGGACTCGATATGGGCATCAGCCTGTCCGCTACGCTCGGGCTGGACTACCACAGGATCGAGCGCAGTGTTCGCGACATCATGGCCGACAACACGCAGCGTCGAGCCCTGAACATTGTCCGCAGCCCGGTCGATTCCCTCCGCGACATCATCAGCACGACCGAGCTGTCCAGCCGCATTGCTGAGTTCAAGCACGTCCTGGGCCGGCATGGCTTCACCCGGGGTGACATCGACGCTGGCAACCTACCCCCACGCGAAGTGCTGATCGAGGCCGTCAACGCCGCCCATGATGTGACGGTCAACTTCAAGCGGCTCGGTTCGGTCGGCAAGCTGCTGAACCGACTAATCCCGTACTGGAATGCCCCGGTCGAGTCGGCCGACAAGTTCGTCCGAGTCTGGCGGGATCATCCCCAACGGGCCTTTTTCTGGTCGGCTAGCTTGGCGACCGCAACGTTGATGTACTGGCTGGCCCGGAAAGACGATGACGACTATCAGGAGCAACCCGACTGGCTGAAGTACGGGTACTGGACCGCCACGGACGACGACGGCAAGTCGATCGTCCGTGTCCCACGACCGTTCGAGTGGGGCTGGACGATGTCGGCAGGCATCGAGGCCATCCTGAATGCGGCCTACCGCCGGGAGCCGCATGAGATCGGTCGTTGGGCTTCGGCATTCGTGGAGAGTGCCGCACCACCGATTGCCCCATCGCCGCGACCGATCGTCGAGGCGTACTTCAACTACGATACATGGCGTGACCGACCGATCGTACCACCGCACGAGCTTGAGGCCATCGAGCCACGCTATCAGTACCGGCCTTGGACAACCGAACTGATGAAGGCGTTTGGCGACTACCTAAATGTCTCGCCGGCCAAGCTGGAGCACGTTCTGGAGGGCCAGACAGGCGGGATGTTCACCGCAGTCGTCCGACCGATCGAGCAGATTGTACGCGGCGAGCAGCGGCAACCGGCTGAGTGGCCCATCGTGCGGGGCTTCGCCTTCTCGCGGGAGTATTCGGACTCCGTGGACCGATTCTACGAGCGGGCGAATGAGGTGAACCAGGAGATTGATGCGGCCGAGCGTAAGGGCAAGGTCCCCTACCGGCTCAAGCGTGAGCGTAAGCGGCTCAACCGATACCGTAGCTGGATTTCCCAGCTTCGCAAGGGGGCTCGGGACTTGCGGACCCGAGAGGAGCGGTTCGAGTACGAGCAGTTCGTCATCGGCCTTGCTCGGAAAGCTCTCAGGCTGCCCAAGCTTGAACGCTACCCGGTCCCGACCAGGGGGCAAATCAACAGGCTCGTCAGGAAGGCTCGTCGCAGGCAGCAGTAACCCCGCTGAATCCCCAATTCCCCCGCACTTCCCCTTGACAACGCTTGGCATTCATGCTATTGTTCTTGCAGGAGAACCCCATGGGCAAGCACACTCCCGATTTCGCCGGCTCGTTACAGGCTTATACGGATTTCGTTGACCGTGCGATGGGACACTTGGTCGAGGAAAACACCCAGCTTCGCGAGCAACGCGACGAGCTGACAAGAGCGTGCCGATCTGCGGGGATTCAGTTAGAAGTATGCGAGTTGATTGTAGTAGATGATGCTGGCTTGAACCCAAATGCAGCGTTCGTCCAGCGACTCCGCGACACGATGGATAAGTTGAAGGAAGCTCTTGAGAAGGTAAAGCCATGACCGCCGCCCTCTACGCCCGGTTCAGCCCCCGACCGAAGGACAAACTCAACACCCTGACGCTGGACGTGCAGCTCGAACGCATGGCGGCCTACTGCGAGCAGCATGGGCTGACGGTCGGGCTGGAGCTGCGCGAGCCAAAGACCAGCGCCAAGACACCGTTGGAGAAGCGACCCAAGGGAGCCGAGCTGATCGCGGCGATCAAGGCGGGTAAGATTCAGCACGTCGTGGCCTACAGGCTTGACCGGCTGTTCCGCAACATCCGCGAGGCGCTGAACCGCATTCACGAATGGGACCAGGCGGGCATCAGCATCCACTTCCTCGACTTCATGGGCGGGCAGGTCGATACCAAGAGCCCGATGGGCCGCTGCATGTTGGCGGTCTGTGCCGCGTTCAAGGAGCTGGAGCGGGAGGAGACTGCGGCACGGACCTCCGAAGCCCTGCGATACCGCCAACGTAACGGCCTGGCAACGGGCAACCCGCCGTATGGGTGGCGACGCAAAACCATCGACGGCACCACTGTGCTCGTGCCGGATTTGATCGAGCAGGAAGCTGTCGCTTTCATTAAACGGTTTGGCGCACTTGGGGAGAGTCACCGCCACATTACGGCACGATTAAACGTACCGCCAATCAAACGGGGGTGCCGCGGCGTCCGCTGGACCCACCGCACGGTCGGTCGCATCCTCAAGCGGGCGGAGGCGGGGCTTGAACCTGGAACGTCCCCAGAATTTGCGTGTTGAACTGGTTGACCAGCTTGAGCAACGCTACCGGGTGCCCCTTGTGGGCCGTCAGGACCGGCATCTGGCCAGGCTCCAGCGGAATCATCGGGCCGGACCCAGGTGGTAGGCCGGCCAGCAGGATGACACCACCCCCAGCACGGCCCAACAACTCATTGACGAGCTGCTGGGCGCCTACGAGTTCAAGCCCGAGGGCTGTGATGTTCTCGCTCATAGCTACTTGCCCTTGGCCCAAGCACTCCGGAGAGCAACGCCAGTCCAGGCGGTCAGGATCGCGCCGATCGTGCCAGCCATCGTCGTGTCTAGCCAACCTTGGGCATAGGCAATCCCGAGCAGGCCCCAGCCGATGGCGCCAAAGTGAACTTTGTAGCCGTCAAGGAACTTCAGCATCTTTGTCTCCCATGTTCAACGGGCGGCTCGTCGGAGCCGCGAACTCTAAGAAGGTCACCGTTTCGTCGTCCGAGCGGTCGAAGTGGACGTAATGGTGGTGGTCGATCCGCAAAGTGCAGCCCGACAGCAAGATCAGTGCGGCGACCCCGCCCACGAGCAAAGCCACCGCACCTTTCCGCGACTGTTTCGTTGTCACCATCACTACAGGCAACCCCACGTCAGCCAGGCGCCAATCGCAATCACCACGAGGCAAACCACGATGACGAATATCGGCCCGTTGACAGAATCTCGAACCTGCGCGGGCTTACGCGGGTCAGGGATCGGGCGTTGCTTGGTCATCGGTCATCCCTTCCAGTTCTGCAATTATGTCGTCGAGGTCTTGGCCAACTGGTTCCCGTGTCGCCACGGGTGGCAGAACGCCGGGGCGAGCCAGTAGAACACGTAAGCTCCGCAGAACCACGATCAGCGTGTCTCGCAACTGGTCATCCATCGGTCACCTCACAAGGTGGCACCGCGCCGACGGTGTGGCGCCGACGCGATGCCCACAGGAGGAGGAGAGAGAAGTCAGTCATCGTCGGCCTTGCTGAAATCCATCTCGCCGTCGAACTCGAATGTCACTTCTGAGCCGAGCGACCATCGAGTGCCGGCCGACAGGGGCGCACCGTTGACTCGCACAAGCACCCGACCCTTGGCGTTGCCGTCTTCGAGAAACGCTTGTGCGTCATGCAGTGAGATGTTCGCGGCCCCCTCACCGCACCCACAAGCGAACGCGAAGATACCGACCAGGATGACGCCCAGCGCGACCTTCATCGCCCAGGCCCAGTGCTCGCCGCGTTGCGTTTCTCGTTTGGTGAATGGCATTCCATTTTTCCTTTCACATAGCAGCTTCACTCAGAAAAATCAAAAGCGCGTTGTTCTTGCGATGAAGACGATGTTGCCCAGCCAATGCCTCAACCCGGCCGGGCCGGTCATAACCCATCTTCTTCATCGCGCCTGCCAGCGGCACTATGCGGCGCCCGTAACGGTGGTTGCCATGCGGCGGGTTCTTCCACACGGCAACTGGAGCCTCACCATCCAGCGGTCGGCGCAGCGCAAGAACCTTCGTCTCCGCGTCGAACAGCAGCGTAGCATGTCCATCAAGTCCGGCGTACTTCAAGTCGTCTTCGTGGAAATACGCTCGCCCAGCCTTTGTTAAGGTGACGATACCGGCCGGCACGCGCTCGCTCGTGTTCTTGTTCCTGTAGACCTGGAGCGCCACGGTCTATCCTTCCACCCCCAGAATCACGTAGTCGATGGCCCCCGACAACAGCCGCCAGAGTTCAATGGCCCAGTCCAGATAGTAAATCATCGCTTGCTCCTTTTGTAGGTACCCAGAACAAACACACAAAGTCAATCGTTTGTCTCCCCTACTCTGTTACTGTAACGTCGAAAATGTCGTTATGCCGCCAGCACCACCAATTGCGTTGCCACCACCTGATGGCTGTGCCGCCCCCTCAGCAACCGCTCCCTTGTGAGAGTAACACCGTAGACTCGCCGTCGGCAATGCACTGGAACGTGAACCGCACGGGGAAAGGCTCGTCTGAGCACGTCAAGTCCGGCAACCCATTGTGCTGTATGTAGCCACGCCAGTGAAAGTCGCCGTCGTCGTAATCATAGTCGTTTGGGTCATTCGGGTCAGGATCGATCAGCCAATGCCAAATGTGCCAATCGGCGTCCCAGTCCACGTCCACCCACTCCACGCCGGTGCAAACGATGTGCTCGGTGTCATAGTAACACAGCACTTCAACCAAGCGGTACTTGTCGGGGTCTCTGGGGCCACTGGGCTGCACCTTGATGTCGATATAGAAGTCCTCCCCTTTGGATACCTCGATTACGGCGGGCCAGCCGTACACGTCGATGCCGGGCGGCGGACACTGCGGTATGCGCACGGCCGCGAGAAGCAAGCCAGCCAGAACAACAGTAATCAGTAACAGCAACTTCCTCATCGTTCATCTCCTGAAAAGGTGCGGCGGGCCGGTGATTTATTGTTGCGGCTGTCACGGTCAACAGGCGCAATCCTGAGACCTCCTGCCACCAGAGCGACAGTCACTGGCCTCCCTCGTCGCGATACGGCCGCAAGCAGGTCACTGTCCACCCGCGGTCAGCCGCCGCCGCAAGTTCGCTATCTACTACTCTTGAACATAAACAAACGTCTGTCCAACTGACAACGAAGTCATCGGCACCTTTCGCGTGTACGAGTCGGCTATGGTCGCCATGTTTTTTCACCCAGCATGGTCACTCCTTTTTCGCCACTAGTACGTCGAGCCGCTTATGCACTGCCTTGAAACCATCGTGGGTTTCTTTCCGCATCTCGCGGAGCTGCTCCTTCGTCTCGTTCTGTGACTTGTGGATCGCCTCTTGGTGAGCCCCGAGCCCCGCGATCGCCGCCGTGTTGGCCGAGATGCCATCCCCGTGGTCGCGGCAGACCTGGCCCAGCCCTGGCTTGCAGTTCGGGCCGTTCTGCCGGTTGTTCCGCCGCCGCTCGACTATACTGCCGACAACCCCGCCCGAAAGCAGCACGCCGAGTGCTATACCGATTATCTCGGTCGCGTTGAGGGCCTGGACGGCGAGCATCAGCATCCCCCACCTCCCGGAACCGCTCCCGAAACGCCTTGGGTAGTATCTTGCCCCGGCTGGTTTGGTTTCGTGCGATCCTGGCGCCAGAGGCCCCCCTGTGTGCAGGATTCCTTGCCAAGTCGAACACGTGCCATCTCATCAGCAGACGCACCCGGTCCACCAGGCGGGACTCGCGACGGTCGGATAAGTTCCAAGGCCTCAGATATGTTATCGGACGGCAACGTAGCCCCGAGCTCAAAATCGCCCTCCTGTTGAATCTCCCCACCCAAGGCTCTGATTTTGGCTAGAGCAGCTTTCACGCCCCGGCCTGATTTGTAGCACAGATAGATGCTCAGTCGGTCACCATCCATCGCTACGTAGCCATCGCGACCTACAATCGCGTCCCAGCGGTCTTCGGCTCCGGCAAAAGCCTGGCGCGCAGCGGGGATACGAGGCTTGCACCGAGCAGGAGGAACAGGGCCGCCATCATGCAGATTTCGCGTGCGAAGACGATGCTGTTTGGCGTAGCCAAGAAGGTCGAACATCTAGCACCTGCCAGCTATATCGCGGTCCGGCCCGTCCTGGCATCTCTGACTACCGGGCTGCCCCGCAGAATCGCCTGACGGGGCTGAGAATCGCTTTTTGGGGGTGCTGAAGCGTCTCCGGCAGGATGGGCGGTTGTGTTCGATTGCCGCCTTGATACGCGGCCAAACCTCCTCGTCATAGCCCGAGTCATCTGCGGACCACTCATCGAGGAGGACAGACAACCGTGCATACCTCTCAAGCCTGCTCATGGCCCACCTACCAGCTATTTCGCGGTCGAGCCCGTACCGTAGCACAAAATCTGGGGGCTGGCAAGGTCATTTCTGCTCTCCCTCGACGCGGGCGAGGGTCTCAACGGCGATTGCAGCCCACCACAATCCGCGAGCCCACTCGGCACAGCCATCTCGAATTTCCTGCAAGCCCTTCACCGCCTCATCCCGCTGTTGTTCGAGTCGGTCAACTTCGGCCTCGAGTTCGTTGATCCGACATTTGTCAAATTGGTAGGGCTCCCGGCCATGTTTGATTGAACCGCAGAGCCACTCGCCACGGCGCGCTTTCGCATCCCAGCGCTTGGGCTTTGCGCCACACCACGGGCAATTCATTTCTCGTCTCCCTCAGCCATCCCCATGCCCTGAGCACCACGCGCGTAGGCAAGGATGTGATCCCAGAAATACCGACTCCGGCCAGGCTCGGGGTAGTGCCATAGGTGGTCCATCCGATCGGCATCGTTCCGCAGAAACTGCCCGTACAGTTCCGAGAGGTCGGTCGGGTAGACGCAGTGGTTCTGCCACCAGCCCCTCTGAGGATGGTAGCCCGAACCGAGCGTGATCCACGGGGCCTGGCGCGGGCAACTACGGCCGTCGGGCGCCCAGCGGATGTTGGCCTGGCCCGAGCTTACGTGGAATCGCGTCGTTGTGTCATCCATGTCGTAGGGGCGGTAGAGTGACGCCGCGTAGTAGTCCATCTCTGGGCCGTACACACCTTGTCCGTGCTTGCGGTTCGGGGCGGCGTACCAGACGATCGCGGCGTCAGGGTAAACAGCACGGCCGAGGTCATCGAAAACCTGTAGCAGGGCAGCCAGTTGGTCGTTGGAGTCAGCCAGGATGTCGTTGGGGCCGATCTTGGAGACATACTCCTGGGAGGTGTAGACCTCATGATCGAACATCAGGACGAACAGCTTTTGCCCCGGCCACAGCGCTTCTATCCGTTCCTTGAATCGGCGGGCCTCTCCCAGAAACCGAGCTTGGTCGGCAAGGTACGCACAGGGATCATTACTATGTCGCGTCGCCCAGTAGGGCGACCACTGCACGGCGACCTTGGCGTTTGTCTGTCGGGCCACGCGAATCCCAGCATCCCAATCGGTGTCGTCTTTGAGTGCCAGGCTCACGGCCCTCGTAACGCGGGCGAACTCGACCGCGACGGCATGATTTTCTTTGTCCCACCAGTTGCCCCTGAGATTCCAGGTGTAGTGCGTCAACCACAATGGGGGCGTTTCACACAGCGCCTTGAACTGTTCAGCCGTTGGGGGATTCATGGTGTCTCCTTCATTCCGTCCACCGCCAGCACGGCCGCGTGGTATTCCGGCTGGTTCATGTTCACAGTTCCCGGATTTCGACGCGGACGATGCGCACTCCCGGCCGATCGCCCCAAATAAACAATTTCGTCCGCCGCGCCTCTCGGCGCGTAGCCCACGTCGCCCTTTGGTGTTCATCTCGCACAAACAACACGCGCCCCCCGTGGTTCAAAAGTGCGGCCCAGCGTTTTTCGCTATGCTTCTTCGTCTTTTTCATTCTTCATTCCCTCTACCGCCAGTACGGCAGCGTGGCAGCGTTGGTCGGGGGTTGCCCAGGCATAACACCAAGTCCTGTTGCCCGCAATAAACTCAGCCGTGCTCAACAGGCCCTCTAGATAGGCAGCCCACGCGGACTCCAAGCCTAGCGACACAATCCGCTCCTGCACCTCCCAAGCCTGGGCGATGTTCTTGGTGGGGCGGTAGGCTTTGACACAAACACCATTGCTCCATAACTGGAAACCACTCATATCTTCGGCTGCATTGCTCGGCTCTTTAATGTCTGAATAATCGAACGATCGCTCGTCGGTTAGTTCAAGCCGCATCACCTTCGTCGCCACCTTTTCGTTCCGCTGCTCGACGGTCAGGCTGTCCCAGGTGTTGCTCATGGCCGCTGCTCCGTTTCTTTGGTCGTCAGAACCCAGACCCAATCGTTCACCCGTTCCACCCGCACCTCGACGAGTTCGAGGAAGATGCGCGCCGCCCAACGGGGCATGTAGCGACCAGGCTTCATCGTATACCAGCAGTTGCCATCAGCCTTGTAACCAAGAACTCCGTGCGGCCCTTGCTTTGGCCACGCCGCAAGGCAAGCATCACAAGCACAGGGGCAGAATGCTTCCCGCACATACAGCCCATCGCCGGGAACGCCGTAGGGGCAACTATTTCTCAGCAAGTTCTTTAGTGCCCAAAGCTTCATACCACCAACGCCGTACTGTTCTTTCCACGCCCACGATGGGTATGCCGTATCCGACTGATTTGACTTGTTGAAGGGCTGCGGCTTCACCACCCGCCGCGTCTGAATCTTCGTACTAGCCAGATACGCCCGCACGCTCTCGGGGCCACAGATCAAGCCACGCCACTTCATCGCGTCACCTAGTAGTATCCCTCAAACGGCATCCGCACACGCCCATGCTGCTTGCATGTCGCATTCGGCTCCGTGGGATGTAATTGTTCCAGCCCGTTGACTAGAATGGTCTCGTCCGGCTTGACAAAACGGCCGCACACGGGGCAGGTTCGGTTGAACAACGCCCCGCCCTGGTATGATATCAGCCGTGAACCTTCAGTCATCATCGCGTCACCTCAAGTTTGCGGGCGTGCCGCCGAACGCTTGCCCAACGCTTCAAATGCGCGCACGTGAAACTCGTAGATGTTCGTGTCTTGCCACATCCGCGAATCGCCACATAGCAACCAGCCACATACAGACTGCTCGACAAGTCTAACGAGCGCTTTGTGCCATGCTGGACCAAGTGATTTCAGTAAGTCCAAATCGGTCATTACAACTCCTAACTGTACGGGCGTGCCGCCGAACGTCTCAAGGCCAGTTTTCAAGTTCTTCGGCCGAAGCATTAGTATTTACAATAGCATCCGTTTTGTCGTGGATGGCGTGGCGATGTCCTCGCTTGGCGGCTAACCTCTTGGCGCATTGACCGCCACAAGCGTAACCACCGAAGCTGCTACCCAAGCCGCCTTTGTCGAAATCAAACTCTTTGCCACAGTTGTTGCAGGTTTGCATGTCCACCAGTTACTCCTTTGAAGTTATGCGGGCGTGCCGCCGAACATCGACGGTGATGCGAGTCATCCCGAGTAGGTGAATCTGAGGCGTATCGATTCCTCTCAACTCGCATCGTCCTCACGCCCGCTTAGTTTCATCGCTGCCTTCCAGGCGTTGGCCATGTGCTTGCGGCATTCGTCACAGAGGTAGGTTCTCCGCTTGAACCCGACGAGGTCTATCTCACACAAACACGCCTCGAAGGGGGCGCCCCGCTTGCTGTGACACCGTTCACACTCATTCCAGAGATCGAGCATCATCCGTCCTCACGCCTGGTTTTGATGTAGGCCAGCCCCAAGCCGAGTGCCGACCATACGTCCTTGCCCTTTATACCATAGAGCGGGCCGGGAGCCTTCTTCGTTCCGACCGCCTTTTCGTTGCCGCCCCAGTGATCCAGCACCGCGGCACGCAGTTGAGGCGGGCCAGCGTGCGTCGTGCCGCACAACTCTCGCAGCACCTCTCCGCGGCTCATGCGCTCGGTGTCGTGAAACCCGAAGGCTTCCATGAACCTGCCGGTCTGCACGCAAGTCTCGAAGATGGCCGCGTTGACCATGCGACCGTAGTACACCGTCTTCTCCACCACCAGCCGAGCGTCATCGGTGACTTGGCCATGGCGAGAAACAAGCTCGGCGACATCGTCGTTGCCCTCGCAGCCCCAGTTGGCTACGTGGATGTCGCGTTCCGAGACCTGCAACATAACGTGACCGCTTACCACTGGGCCGGGATCAATCGCCATGACGTACATGGTAGTTCCTCACTTGGTCATTGCAGCTCTTTGTAGCCGCTTAATCTCAGCCTCCAGCTCAGCGATGTACTCCTCGGGATCGCCCATGCCATCGTGCTCCATCCGTGCGATCTGAGCCTTCAGCCGCTCGACCTCGGCCTCGACTCGCAACAAATCAGGTGACACGCAAACGTTCGCTACGGCTAAGCCAATGCGCCGGTCCACTTCGCGCTCTGGCTCGGTCAATTTATCCCACGGCACACACCAGCCTGGCTTCGGATCGCGCTGCTCTTCTGCCCATTCAATCCATGCCTTGCGAACAACTCGTCCTAGAAATTCAGGATCACCCCCTTGCACGTGCGCTGCCTTTGTCCGCTTAACCTCAGCTTTCAGCCGCTCAATCTCGGCAATGTACTTTTTCAGCATATCCCTCAGCGCATGGTCGCTTCGCCGAAAATCAACAAACAGCTCAGGCTCACGCTCAGCCTTGGCGTCGCCCGCCGCGTCGGCACCGGCCTTGTCAGCGGGAATCCCCTTGCTTTCCATGTCACCAGTTTCGATCAGAGTGCTGTGATAGCCATCGTGCACGCCGTTGTCATAAGCGTTCGCAATTAGTCGCTTCAGCTGCTCGACCTCTTCCTCCAACCGATTACACGCCTTGTGTGATGTCACGGCGTCGCCCGCCGCGTCGGCACCGGCCTTGCGTAGCTGCTCGATCTCGTGCTCAAATCCGGCTACATTGTTTCTGTTCTGCTCCTCCAGCTCGGCGATGCGATCGCCGGCCTCGTCTGTCGTCTCGTCTACTTCTCGGTCAAGCTCATCCTGGACCATGTCGCGTATCTCGCCAAACACTATCTGAGACGCCTCCCCTGGTTTCCAGTAGCCAATTTTGCTCACCAGGTCTTTCAGGCGCTTGACCTCGGCCTCGGCCTTGTGTGCCCGATCTAAGGCTTCGTTCTTTTCAAGCGTCAACGTCGTAACCGCCGCCACGACTTCATCGACAACGACACCTTGGCCTCGGGTGACATCGCGACATTCCCACTTATCGAGCAAGTTGCAGACAGCATAGACGATGGACTGATAGCGAATACGGTGGCCCTTTTCCTGCTTGACCTCGGCCTCCAACTTGGCAATAGGCCAACCGCGACGGTCATTCATCAGTCCCACGATCTGCGCAGCATCTTCTTTGTGTTTCAAGCGAGCAGTCGCAAGTTCGGCCTCCAGCTCGGTCAGGTCGCTCATGGTTTCTTCTCCCGCTGGGCGATCATGGCGTCGGACAAACCATAACAGGCAGCGGCCACTTGCTGTTCAGTCCATTCAGCCCAAGGTCTGTCGCCTTTCCTGGCCGCCTTTGCACATTCTCGCAAGTTGTCGCCAACATGACGTATCGCCATCCCTGCGAACCAGTCGCGGAGGGACATGCCACCGGCCCCCCAAGCGTCGACCGAAAACCTGCCTCTGTCGGTCTCAAGCATCTGTTGCGGAAACGCCGGTCCACCGTCGTTCGTGCTCATGGTTTCTCCAGTTGGGCCAGAAGGGCGTCGGCGAGATTGCCTGTCCCCGCCACTACGGTGCTGGTATCCCAACCGCCATCTCCCGTAGTAGACATATGAATCATCGTTCCTACTATCATCCCCGCCAACCGCTGCCGCTGCGCTGTGCGGATCATCGCATCAAGCTCCTCGTCGCCGCTCATCGGCACACAGAGGTGGATGGCGGCGTAGATGCGGGCAGATTTGCCAGGTTGGGCAGGAAAGTGAACGCCCCCTCCAGTAACCAAGTCTACGCAGTCGGTAGCTCCCCGCGGAAACATCGGTTCATCAAGAATGCTCATGGTTTTTGTTCCTTGCGTTGGCAATCCGGGCATTCACCCAAGTAGTTCCAAGCCGGTCCATCATCGCGGTATATCTCTATCCAGCCAAGAAGCACGGCCTGTTCAAGCGTTTCGATATCCATGCCCGCGTCGCATCCGTCACACTCAAGCGAGAAGGCCACCGCGAGATCGAGCTGCTTGCTGGAAACGATGTACGGCTGGCTCATGGCTGTTCCTTGTCCCACAGCGCGAGGGCCTGGCGGAGGAGGAAAAGGGATTCGCTCACCATATATGGCGTCGCAAAGTTCTCAGCGGGGAAATTTGGCGTTCCCGCTTGTGGGATCATCGTCTGGCTCAACGGCGGCAGTGAAATTTGGCTAGCAAGTTCGTGCTGCTTCGCAAGAGGAATGTCATGCCACCGGGCTAGAAGATCAATGAACGCTGTACGGGCTATGCTCGGCCGCCCCTCCGCCAGCAACTTGCCCCACTGCCCCGCGATCGCCAGCGGGTTGCACGCACAGCCCTTGTTGCGACGCTTGTAGACCGCGATGGCGGCCCGTAGCTGCTCGGGCGTGGCCCCGGCGTCGCGCAGCTCCTTGAGGCCCTTGTTCCACTTGCCGCGTTCGGACTGGGTTATCGGGCCTGCGCCGCCGCCGTTGCAGAGTTCTACGGCTACGTCCCATAATGGGTCGGGCTTGCGCTTGGTCATCTCGTCACCGCACCGATAACGTAGCTCCGCTGCAAATAGGCGCGCTTCGAGCTGTCCGGCTCTTCCTGTCGTATGCGTTCCTCTTCGGTCACGAACTCGATGTGCCTGTTGATGTCCTTGAACTCAGACCGTACACGGCCCCGGCGTTGGCTCACCCAGTACAGGACGCCGCAGTGACCGTAGCGCCAGAACAGTTCCGCGAGCAGGGGCAATTCCTCATCGGGCACGTATTGGCCGTCCGCACACGCCCATGCCCACGTATCGTTCATGTTCAAGGTTTGAGCCCAGTCCTTGCCCTCGACCCCGTCATCGTCGTCTTTGCCGAAAAACAGGTCTGCTCGTGTCAGCAATTCGCGGGCTTCTTCTTCTGTGAACATCTCGTCACCGCATCCCTTGGCACAAGGGCTACGCCCGTCGCGGGACTCGAACCCACTGTTCAGCCTCCCGCATCTCGAACTCGCCGTGGCCTTTGGCTATGCGGTTCCAGCGGCTTTGCAACCAGCACGGGCATTGTTTCTCGTCAAGCGCACCCAGCCCTTTACGACCGACCCTACGGGCAAGTGAAATCCGCATGGTCTTTGCCGCTCTCCCTCCTGGATCTCCGCCCGAACAGCAAAAAATCGCGGCGGACGATCTCAGAGAGAACGGGGTCGCTTGGCTCGCAAGCAAAAACGCGCACGTCGGCCCCGGGTCGCAAGGGAAAACGTTGCCCGGATTTTGGAGAGGAAGCGCGACAACTTTCGCGAGCTGGCACGAGCCCCTGGGGGGTGCTCGCCGACCGTCCCGATCCTGCCAGTTGATTGCCCCACTTTTGGCACTTGTCGAGTGGCGGGGTAAGTGGTAGCACGGAACCCGCGTGATGCTTGTGGCTCGCCAACAACCGGAGATGCGCGACAAACAACTTTGTGGTGCACCCGTGAGCCACAAGATGAAGCCCCCTTCGCCCTCAGCGACCCAGCCCGAAGCGTGCGCACGCTTGGCCGTCGCCTCGATCTCCAGCCTTGGTGTTGCCAAAGCCGGACCCACCGAGCTGAGCCGCTGAGGAAGAAGGGGGAAAAGCAATCGCCCAGAACGACCCGACCCGATGGTCCAATGGCTAACGTTGCTAAGTCGCAGCCGGCGAATCGGGCCGCCCTGGGCGGTTGCAGAGAGAACGAGATTATTGACCATTGAACCATACCCCGTCTTTACGGGCTGTTTGCGGGCGTGTCAAGCCCTTTTTTTGGCTTCGTCAGCCTTTTTAGCCTTTTCCGTGAGGCTCCAGCGGTTGGCTTCATCGTCCCACGTAATGTAGAAGCTCGCCCACAGCGTGTGGTACACGACGTAAGTTGCGATGGCGCGCCCCGTGGATTGCTTCTTACCGTTCAAAAGCTCCACCACCTCAGCAAACGTCTTCGGCTTGCTTTTCCAGACACTTGATACGAATTGCCACGGTGCATGATTCGTTCTCCCGACGACGACCTTTGCACCTGGGTGTTGCTCTTGCAGCATTTCCCGAAACATATCCGCGGCATCTCCGCAACTGAAGCTGAGCGACTTGCCGTCTTTGTCTAGGCGATGGACGACCATCTCGCCGTGGCAGTTCACGAGAACCAGGAAGGCACGGCTACCATCTTTTTTGGAAGGTCCACAGAAATCCTTGTAGTAGCTCATCTCAACCTCCTTACTCTTCCTCTTTGGGCAACAGGTCGAGCCCGCGGCAGGCGTCCACGAGCTTCTGGTCCAGGCCGTAATTCAGCTTGGCCTCCGGGGGGCACTCGACAACTCGACGGGCGAGGTAATGCGAGTTGCTCGTGAACACCAGCTCGAACCAGCCGCCCTGCCGCGCGTGGTAGTAAAGGCTCAGGCCAGCGGTCGTAAAGATGCGTGGCGGTGGAAGCGGAGACTTGAATTTCCACTCATAGCTTGGACGCTCAGGGGCGTTCGTAGCATCTGGATCTGAAGCCATCGTTTTCTCCTTAGGTTGGGGGCTGTCAAGCTCTTTTTCAGGCGTCGCGGATTCGGCTGGCGTCGTCGAGGTTGAGGCCGAGGCACCTGCTAATGCCACTCCAGCGAATTTGCCCACCGTTGGAGTGAAGCGTCCAGAGAGTGCCGCAACTTAGTGCCTTGCCGCTTCTGTCACACGCGAAGACTTCGTATGCCCCGTCACCCGTCACCCGCGTGTTCAGTATCAGCGTTGCTGGCTTCTCCGGCTCCGGCTTGTCGAAAATCTCGATCTTGAGCGGCATGTCGGTCTCCTACTCCCCCGGATCGTTGACGGTCAGCACGTCCTGGGCGTGGCCGAGGAGAGACCAGTCAGCTAATTCGTCTTCCGTTAGTTCCTCGGCTTCTTCTCGGGTGATAGCGTCTATGTCCTCGACTGCTACGGGATTACCCCATCGGTAACCGTCTGAGGGATCGACAAGAACCAATGCGCTTGGGTCATCGTCTGCGACTGCACCAACGATAAGCCCACGGTCGTCGCCGCGTTTCAAAACATCTCCTATCCTAAGCGCCCTCGGTTTGTCTTTGCCGTGTTCCTCAACTACGTCGTAGTTCTCTTCCAGCTCCATCGTCGTCTCCTTCGTGCTGAGTACCATCGGTAGGATTTCTAGCGTTTCGGTCATGTTCTGTTCTCAGAATACCCGCCCGCCGGTGCGATCCGTCGCGGCCCTGGAGGAATGGGGCACGGCGGGCGGGCTCTCACTCAGTCGCCGTCACGCTCGCGAGTTCGCTTAGTTCCGGGGCCGCTTCGCTGGCGGAGTCACGGCGCGTTCCAGCAGCTTGACGGCACGCTTCACCGCCCGGTCGGATAGGTCCACCGTCACGTTGAAGTTAGAATCGAACGGGCCGCCGCCTGGGCCGTCGCCTGTGCGACACAGCGCAAACGTGTATTCGTGCACGCCCTTTTCAAGACCAAATACATCACAGAGTCTCACTTCCTTCGTTGCCATCGGATTCTCCTTCCAGTTAGGATGCGGCGGGCAGGTACGCGTTCAGTTATGCGGGCGTGACGGGCCGGATTCCCCACCCGGCTCCATGCGGTTGTAAGCCCTGACAGTTGGCCTACGGTACGCAACACCCTACCCGGCGCTGCCACGCTGCCGCCACGCCCGCGAGTCACATTCGCACGAACATTTGGCATTGCTCGCATTGGCAATCAGTTCCGTGCGTCATTTCCATCACCACCTTTTCGATCGCAAGAGAAGATGCGGCGGGCCAAGTTTGCCCACCTTGGTGCGGTTATAAGCCACATCGCCGCGAGGCAGCGCCGCCGCCGCATCACCAGTCCTGCTTTCTGCGACTTCTTTCCATAGCTGTGTATCCACGGTCTTCGCGCTGTTCCTCTCTCTCCGCATCTACGAGCGCCGTTATCTGCGACGCCGCGTTAGGCGCCCAAACCAGCACGACGGGCTCCTGGCCCCGGGTGGTGACCAGCCGTCCCGCTACAATTGAGTCGATGATGCGTTCACCGATGGTCACCGTTTCTTCTTCCTCGTTGCCAGGCACCGCTTGCAGGTGATGTTGGGCCAGTGCACCGATGCGTTGTCAGAACGAACGACACAGCCACACGCCGCTGTAGTCCAAACCCAGTGATGGGTAGGCAGACTCACTCGCTTGTGTATGACCGGTTTCTTCTTCATCGTCATTCCTCATACAGCAGCCCCAGGTACAGCGGGCCGCTGGTCAGGCGGGGGCCGAAGTGGTCGAAGGTGGCGTACTTGAATGCGCTGTATGTTAATTCCCACAACTGCCTACCCCGTTCTCGACCAAGAATACCGGAAGCCCCATAATCCTTGAATTCCACCGCCACGCGGTCCGCCGACGCTTGTATGCCCAGTGTAAGCCACAAGGCTTTTACCGTGCTTGGCCACTTGAAATGCTGACGCAACCAGGAAGAACAGAACCACCACTCGCTGCTATCGTCCGCGCCTACAAGCGTGTCGAAACTTTCAACCAACTTCGGACTCGTCCACATCTTCATCGTCTCATCCCCACTTTCCGCGGCTTCGCGTCGCCCTTCTCCGGCAAGATCGTCATATACTTGGCGACAACGCAGAGTCCTTTCTCTCTGCGACGCTGGACTCCTAAGGCAAGTTGATGAGACCATCGGACTCGGCGCACTACTTTGCCTGAGCTTCCATAGGCATTTTCAGCGTCAACCCGTCTGCGGTAGATATGAAACCCAGATGGGTATCTCATCCCCAGCTCACGTATAACGGCTTCGTGCGTAGTGCCAGGCTTATAACGGTTGCACGCCCGCATATTGTAACCCGTTGCGCCGCAAGGCCCGTATAGAACCCCGTACAGGTTGCCTGCCCGAGTTCGACAAAACATCTTCCACCCATGCCCGTGGGCTTTCGGTTTTTCAGCCTTGTCAGTCACGTTGCTAAGACACATCGTTTTCCTTTCTCATCCCCACTTTCCGCCGAATCCGCTCGGCCTCTTCGGGGTTGTTGTCCACTAACCGCCAGTAGTATGCCATGTGCTTGTCACATAGCCCCACCTACCGAGCGTCGCCGAGCGTCTCGGTCGCGTACTGGGGGCATGACGTATTGCTCATGCCCAGCTTTTTCGCTTGGCACTTGTCGGGTTCATCAGGCATCAGGCGGGCTCCTGCGTCTCAAGCAGGGCAACGTACTTGTCGCACAATTCCCCTATTATCTTTACTTGCCCCACGAACACGTCAAAGTCGTTCGTCATCTTGGCGTTACACCAGGCTAATTCTACCAAGCCGATAAACTGCACGGTTTCATGCTTTTCGCCCACGAATTCGGCAAAGCTGGCGTCGGTTATAACCTTGGACATCAGGCGGGCTCCTAGAACAATCCATCCTGCGATGGCGCATCGGGTGCGTTTTGCGCATCCATCCGTGCCTGCAATGCCGCGATCGCCCGTTCGTATATGCCAGGATCCATCGGCATGTCCTTGACGTGCGCATATGAGCCCGTCGCCTCACGCAAGATACCCTCAGCGATTCCCCGATCGACGTTGCTGACGCGACCCTTGTGGTCCTTCAGCCCAGCAGCCTCCTTCACCAGCTCGGCGATCGTCCGGGCGCTGAGGTTGAAGTCGTAATCGACAGTTGGCTTGTCAGCGGCGGCGTTCTTCCCCAACGCCGCTTCGACCACGGCCTTGCTTTCCTCGGGCGTGCGGGGAGGCTCTTCAGGCTCGCCTTGGATTCGCTTGAGCGTGGCATCCGTACCCAGCTTCTCCAGCCTCACGGCTGGCGGGAACGCCTGGTCAACCGTCGTATCCCCATCTTTGATCGCCGTGCGTAGTCCCGTCAGGACTGCCAAGTCCTTCAGCGTAACGTCCTCCCGATCGGCCCTGTTCAGGACGAGCAGCACGCGCTCTTCCGTCACGCCCAACTTACCGAACCACTCGAAAGCGATGCGGCGGCGCCCGCCGAGGGTCTCGGCTTTGCCAATTGCGGTCTGGATGGCAGCCTCATAGATGGGCTTGACGAACGCAAAGGGCACGATCTTGAAGATAGCTTGGCGAAGCGCAATCGAGATAGCGGCGTTCCCCGTGACCTGAATCATGTCCGGGTTGTACCGTTTTCCGTGTCGGTTCACGATCCGCCGCCTGATCTCGACGGACGCAGCGTTGTTCGTCTCAAGGTCGTGGCACATTCCTTGAGCGGTGATGAACTCCTGACCTTCCTCGACGATGCGTGCCCCGTAGCGGAGGTTGCCCCAGCAGGAACCCACGATTTCGGCCAGTCGGACGGACGGGCCTTGGATCGTCTCGCCCGCTCTAGGCACCGCATAGAACATGCTGGCGGCCGTCTCCTCATCGAGCGTCGCCAAGGCGAGCGCCCGAGCCTTGAACTCGCTAGTCTTGCGCGGATAGCGGTGGGCCGTCGCAACCTGGATGTCAATCTCCGACCGATTCAGGGCTTCCAAGGCGGTTGGTATCACCTCGACTATCTCCGCTGTCGGCTGGGGCTGGGAGTTGCTTTGCACGGTATTTTCTCCATGCTTCGGGTTTGCGGTACAGCATTTTGCGTTTTGTATGGGCCTTGACTTCGTATCCCTTCGTGAACTGTTCCAGGTACGTGACGCCGCCGCCATCGTATATCTGGCCCCCCTCGGCATCGCCCATCGCGCTGAGCACGGCGGCCTTCATCTTCTCGGCGGTCGCCTTGGCGCTCTTCAACGTCATCTCAGCGGCCTGCCACTGCTCCACGAGCGGTCGGTCAAGGCTGACGATCTTGTTTGGCTGGCGATGAACACGGCGGAGGTAGTTCATCGATGGCACGATGCCACTAGGTGACTCGCGGCGGACAACGCGCTCCCAAAATGCCACCCCACGTTCGATAATCTCGCCGATGATGGTTTCGTTCCGCTCGACGTGAAACAGGCAACGACAAGGGCTGCGGCCCGCGATCAGCACGGGCACCCAGACGCGCTTGAGGTTGCCGACCAGCATTTGGTGGTGTGTCTGGATGACGACATAGTCGCTCACCTCGTCCGTGCCGTCCTCACCCCATAGTTCCTGCACCGCGAGGGGCCAGCCGATGCCAGCGGTCTTGGCCTCAATCGCTTCGTATACTCGTTCCCGGATGAGCGCATCAAAACTTGCCGCGAAAATGGGGTGCGGCTTGCAAACACGCTGCTGATTCTTGATGACTGTGACGCCTAACCTCTCGGCGCACCCGTCGATCAGCCACGGCTCAGTCAGCTTGCCGATCTCAGCGATTTCGCTTTCGCGTTCTGGCGCTAATCCAGCTTCGGTTTTCTCAAGGTACAGGTCACCCGCGTTCTTGAACGGATGCAGGCCAAACAGCGCCGGGCTATCGCTGCTGCCGAGATGGTTCCGCCGCCATTCTCTTTGCTTGTCGGTGATCGGCATTACTTGACCTGCTCCACCCGAATGCGAATCGGGCCACCGCCGGGCTTGAGGTGGAGGGAACGGGGCATAACTGCCTCCCACAGCGACGGGCAAAAATCATAATAGGGACCAAGCGTGGAATCCCAGTAACCGTCGCCGTCACGCTCTGGGTTGTCTCTGTAGAGTCCATAGAAGCTATTCTTCCGCGGACGCACCAACCAAAACTCCCCCTTGCGTGCTCGCTTGGCCATTACTGTATCCTCTCCACGTCCTCGACCTTGATGTCCTTGATGTTGCCTTCGGTAAAGTCATCGAGTGAACCGAAATGAGTAACCAGGCTCTTCAGGTGTTTAGCGGCGTCGTCTTCGCTTTCAGCTTGGCATAGCATTGTTCTCTTCAGCGTCACCGTCACGTCGCCGCTGTACTCGTGCATCTTGCTCATGCTCAGCTCCAAACCTGTTTCGCCAGGAACCAGATCACCAGCCCGACCGCGACCGCTATCACGCCGAGCTTGCCGAGTAGCTTCATGCCGCAATACCATTCCCAGGTCGCACGCGAGCAGCCGTGGGTGTCCTCCCGGCTGTCGTCGAGGAGGATGCGTTCGTCGTTGGTCATAGCTACCACCAATCGGGATGGTCGTCGTCGCCGCCGATGTTCATGGCGTCACCTCAAGCGCCCGCCCGCCGGCCGTGAAAGGCGGCAACCAGACTGACCGGCGGGACGGGCTCGAACACGAGGAGGAGAGAGAGAAGGATGCGGCGGGCAGCGCACGCTAACGGCATTGCGTGCGCTATTCGGCTGTAAGCTCCCACGGGTTGCGGACCCGCTTAGCCGTAGACCTCCTTGACCGAACGTGTTACCGACACGCGCCCGCCGCAAATGCACCAGGCCGGTCCTGCCCCGGCTCCGCGCCTCTTTGGTATAGTCGTTGGCCGCTAAGCCCCGTTGCTGTACGCGTTCCTTGCGTGTCATCTTCGCCACGCCGCTGGTGCACCATCTACTGATACCGTTTACCGGTTTCAGCAGCATCGTATCTTTTACGCCAATTACAATTGGCACAGAGAACTTGTAGTCGTTTGAAGTCCGGCTTTTTCGCGATTTCCAAGTATTTCGTAATCGTGCCCGTGTTGCGTGCATCACGCCGTTCTTTTGATCCACCTCCTCTGATGTGGTCAATCTGAAGCACGCGCCAGTCTGTCTCGCCGCAATGTGCACAATGTCCACCAAGAGCAGTAAGCGCTGCTTGCCGTGTCCGTATCCGATATGTCTGTGTCTGTTTTGCCATGCCCTAACTGTAGCGTGTCGCCGCGACACGTCAAGCTCGCCACGCCGCTGGTGCAAAGAAGATGCGGTGGACCAACCGGACGCAGTTGCCAGGGGCGACCTGACAGCCCGGCTCGGCGCGGTCGGCCAGCAGGAGCCTTCACCGCTACGTTTCCGCCACCGCAACCGCACCAGGCCGGATTCGAACCGGCATCTCTGCGTCCGGCAGGCAAAGGCGGGGATGGTTACCCGCTTGCTTCCCTTCATCGGCCGACTCGGTATCGCTCCATTGCGTTGCCTTCCGCAGCGTGATAGGCCGTCACACCGCTGGTGCAAAGAAGAGACGCCCGGCACGGCACGTTGGGTTCGAACATCAGGAGGGGTGCTAGGCTGGGTAGGCCACAGCAAAGCCGTGCCGGGCGAGGGATTGCTCAGAGAATGGCGAATCATTCTCGATTCCTCGGTTCAGGTCGTCGATGGGCTTGTATAGCCAGTGCCCTTGTCGCCCCCTACAACCTTGCCCTGCTGGGCGATGAAGGCCCGCAGGATGAACTCGAACATCACCGGCTGTGTCCATTTGTACTGGCGGCATAGTTCGTCGAACGCCTGCTTGTCCGCCTCCTCGGCCATTACGACCTTGGTAGGCCGTGGCTCACCTTTTTCGCGTCCCATGTTACACTCCTGCAAAGACCTTATCACGCGTTGCTAGCGGTGTCAAGGGCGTTCGGGAATCTTTTTTGCTTCTGCCTTGGCGAGAATACGTGCGACGGCTTGTTTGCCGATTGCGGCTTCGCTGATCCTCAGGAGGCTGTCGTAGTTGAGCTGCTCGGGCGCGAACCGCCAGCGGGCAACGCAGAGCGGGCAGGCGCCATAACTGGTGACACAGTCGCAGAAGTCCAGGTCCGCGTCTAGGAGCATCCGGTACATCGCGTCGGCGACTTTCCAGAGCTGCTCGTATTCGGCCGCTAGCTCGATCATCGTGGTCGGCACGGCTACTCGTCCCCCACTCCCAACATAGCTAATATGAGCATAAACGCGATTATTAGGATGATCCAGCCGACAAAATCTAAGGGCGCGTTAGTAGTTGACCTTCCAGGTTTGGGCACGGCTACTCCTCCAGCAAGGCCAGGGCGGCGCGGGCGGCTTCTAGGCAGACGTGACTATGGGGAGGTCCGGGAGAGTGCTCAGCTTCCTGTAGCAGGTCTCTGCACGCATCCGCCAACTTCGGCGCCGCCTTGAACAGGCGGGCGAGGTCGCAGGGTAGGTGATCTATATGAATCATGCCGCATTCATCCGAGGAACCGGACCCCCATAGCTGCTCGGGTATCGGCGTGTGTTTCACGGTTTCACCTCCAGGCGTAGCTTGAGTTCCACGCTAGCCAGTACGGCCCTGGTGCGATTCATTCCGGCGTACTCAGCCAGTAAACCCTCTGCACTCATATTCTTGAACTCTTCGTAGGCGTTGGGTATCTTCGTCGCTTGCTTCCGCGGCGTGTGTTTCATTGGTCTAGCTCCTGTGTTCGCGGCCGGACTGCCCGGCGGCTCCCACGACCAGGCGCTCCCGCGGGGGTCGGATCAGTCTTTTGGTCTACGGCCAGTCACCCAAACGCGGCCGATCTTGTTTCCGTTCGCGTCGAACAGATAGTTGCTTACGCCCGGACTCGGCATGTTGCCGTAGTCTAGGTCGGCAGCAACCTTGGCGAGGATACGGCCTACTTCCGTACACTCGGTTCGACTAAATGCAGCGTTCACCATTTCGATTTCAACGTGTAGCTTTCGCATAGCTCGTCTCCTGTGTTCGGTTATCAGACTCTAAGGCGTCGGCGGGAATCGAACCCGCCTGGGGCCGGCTAGGCGGCGGCTTTGGCGATTGCGGCACGAGCCTGGGCTTTGGTGCGGAAAACGCAGCCTAGAGGATCGCCACCATACGCACGGCCGTACACGATGTAGCCTCGCTCTGTGCGACCCTGCAACGTGGTAACTGTCTGCGGTTCGGGCTCGACCGCGAGCGTGTCGCCGTAGACCTCGACGGCTCGTGTCAACGCTCGATTCTGAGCGGCGGTTACCATAGCTGTTCTCCCTCGCCCCCGTGTTATCAGACCTAGGCTAACACGTCTTGGGCGATACGTTGCAGCTTGCCCGGCCACGTGCCGCCAGCGAATTCCTTACTGCGAGCGATGGTTCGCAACGCTTGTTTCAGGTCGTGTTCCCGCTTGCAACACTCGCGGTACAGCCGTTCGATCGTGGCCGCCTTATCTACTAGGTCGTCGTCCGAGATGTCCGGCGGCACGTTGAGCGTGTCGCACAGCCGATACCACGCTTGCTCATTTATTGGCCTTGCCATAATCCCTTCTCCTGTGTCAGAACCCTGATACCTATGACTCGAGCAAGGAACGTGCCAGCCCAACACGGTACGGTTCAAGCCCCGCACGCTCCGCCTTGCTGCGTGCTTCGAGTCTCGAGATCGCCCAGGTGTAGTAAGGCCGAGATCGGCCGTGGCAGTAAACCCGCCAGCGCTTCAAGCTGTGACCCTGCCATTCCATCGTGCTACTTCCGTGTCAGAACCCTGATACCCTATGCCAAGCCGACGCCCCGCAGCCACACTCGGCGGGACTGCCGGCGATTCTCGCGGATTGCCCAAGCCAACGCGCGACGTTGAGTGCTGTGGATCGCACCGATCGGTGGACGCGGAACGCTCTTGCCGATGCAAACCAGCGCCCAGCGAATTCGGGCAAGACTGAATAGTTCGTTGACCATGATGATACTCCCGTGAGAACCCTGAAACCTTACACGTGGAGCATAACACACCTGCAAGCGTTGTCAAGGGGAAGTGAGAATTATCTTGCAGACCCATACATACTATATTGGCATGGCTCGAGCCGGTGACGTCGGGCTCGGTGACCGATACTTGCCGGCGCTGGAAAGCGTCAGCAAAGCGGGGTCAATCGGCCATGATAGCTCGCCAGCGCTTCTCACGCTCGTGCTCCGATGTCCGTGGTCGCTCAGGCAGCTTGTTGTTGAAGCGCCTGATGTAGCTGCGTGCTCGAGGCTTGTCGCTCGGCGGCCGTTTCTTCGCGGGTAGAGCTCCGTGGGCTACTCTGTGGCAACGTCGACAGAGCAATCGCAGGTCGCCGAGCTCCTCCTGGAATATCCGCTCGTAGGTCACGTGGTGGACGTTCATGCGCCTCAAGCGTCGATGACAGGCCTCGCAGAAGCCGCCAGCACGCTTGACGACCCGCTGGCACAGCCTACGCCACTGGGGCGAGCGTAGGTACATCTTGTAGCTTGAAGAGATCATAGAACGAACTCGAACGCATAGGCGCTAGCGGTTGAATCGCGGTTTGTCAAGTGGGTAAAGATTGCCCACCCCATTGCAGAATGCACGACCGATAACATGGTAGGTGGGCACTCAGTCCCCACCCGCACAATGGGTAAGATGAAATCAATGTCGACGTGGTACAATGGGTAAGATGGGATATCACCCCATGTCGTGGCACGGGCTTGATTCTGGGCTCGAGCAGCCCCCAGCGAGGCAGGGTGGGACGATCGGCACCTATCGCCCCACTGTGCACGTGCTTTAACGTGCGTTTACAGCAGCATTTACAGCAGTCTACGGCCGTATGGGACCCAATCGTGCACCGATTCCCGAAAGGCCCCCCGGGCCTCGAGGCCGCCGTACCCTACGTATATCCCCTCCCCGCCTCTGTTGCAACCAAGGGGATTTCGTGGTAGGGTGGGGCGTAGGAGCTTCTCATGCCCTTTGGCCGTCGAGATCCTGGCGACTTTCGGATACAGAGCAAGACGGCGATACGGTTTTTGCGTGAGGGTCGGCTGGAGGAGTATGAGGAGGCACGTCGGGGGCTGGCGTGTGAGGGGATCACGAGCGGGGCTCAGTTGAAGAAGCGCATCGACGAGATGCTCCCGCCCTTGACGGAGGAGGAGATTCTGGAGCGTCAGTTGGCGGGTACGGCTCCGAGCGAGGCGGAGGTTGAGGAGCGGGTGGGCCGTGACGTACAGGCGAACATAGAGGCACGGTCGAAGCCGGCGGAGGGTCGGCAACAGCCGAAGCCTGCGGAGCCCGCGGCATTTCGGCTTTACCGTCGGGAGCGGTTCAAGACGGCCGCGCAGCAGCTCAGTGCTGCCAAGGAGGTTGAGTGGGTGAAGAACCACTTGGCGATCAGCGATGTGGGGCCTGAGGATGCCCCGAGCCCCGGTGCGTGGGCGATGCTCGAGAGTTACCGGCGGACCCCGCACGCCCGGCAGTACTTCTGGGAGAAGATTTACGCGGGGATGCTGCCCCGCCGGCAGGAAATAGAGGCTCAGGAGCGGTTCCGGGATGACGGGCGCAAGCTGGACGACATGGCAGACGGGGTGAAGAAGATGGCGGACTTGGCGGTCGAACGGGCGAAGGAGCAGTGGGAACGGCTGGAGGCTCAGGCAAGGGGAAAACCATGATTGACACGGCCGTGGCGTTCCCGGAGGCCCACGAGTCCGACAATCCTGCGCGGCGGGCCCAACTCGCGTTAGCGATAAGGCGCTGGTGTCAGGCACGAGTTCCAAAACATATCAGCATGGTGGGCGGGTTCCCGCCAGACCCCGATATTGAGGACGGCTGGGACCTGGAGACGTTTTGGGGCTGTTTGGACGACGAGCGCATCGTGGATGGCGGTTCCTATTGCACGGCCTTCGTCGTTTCGTACCGGGAACTATGCCGTGCTGATGCTGCCCGGATTGTTGCCATCAGGATGGCAGAAGCGCTTCGGGATCTTGAGGAGCATTACGACCAAGAAACGAAGCGGCCGCTGGAGACTCAGGCGAAAGGAAAGGCGTGATTGAGGCGGCTGTAGCGTTCCCGGAGATTCAGGAGTCCGATGATATTCGCCGGCGGTCGGCAGTTGGCCGCGAGATAGGGGCTTGGTGTCAAGGGCGGGTTCCTGGGCACGTCACGGCGAACGGGTTCTTGGGCACGATGCCGGCTAAGGGGGACTGGGATTCTGGCGGGTTGACAGTCTGGCTGGACGATGGCCAGGGGTTGCCGGGTGGCGAGGAGTTCAGTTGCACCGGGTTCGTGCTTTCGTACAGGGAACTCTGCTCCGCTCGCAGTCCCGCCGAGCTTGTGGCGACCAGGCTGAAGGGTGCCTTGGCGGAACTCGCGTTGTACCAGTATGAGGAGACGAAGCGGCGTCTAGCTCAGGCGAAAGGCGGTGGGGCATGACCCGCGAATACTGGCGGCTGAATGATCTGGACCCGTGAGACATTCCGGTCCGACTACGCCCAGCAGCACGACCTGCCCCACTACAGCATCGTGCCCAAGGACCCGCTGGCGAACCTGGAGTTCCGGCGGACGATCTGGGCACGGGCCAAGAGCGACCCGGGCTTCCAGCATGAGCAGATGCTCCGCTGCGCCCGCGACCTGCTGTATTTCGTGAACACGTACTGCGTGCTGTTTGAGCCGCGGAAGCCTCTGGGGCCGGCGGTATTCCCGTTCCTGACGTACGACTTTCAGGACGACACGCTGCTGGAGGTTGATCGGAAGCTGGGCAGAGAGGACATTCCGATCGAGAAGAGCCGCGACATGGGCGCGAGCTTCATGGTCATTTCGGGCAATCTCTTCCGTCAGTGGCTTTTCGTGCCGCGCTCGAGCTTTCTGCTGGTTAGCCGAAATGAAGGTCTCGTGGACAGCGCTACGGAACCAGATACGCTGTTCTACAAGCTCGATCTGCAACTCAGTCACCTGCCCCATTGGATGATCCCGCCGTTCACGCGGACGTTCTGCCATCTGGCCAACCCGGTGATGCACTCGGTCTTCCACGGCGAGACCACGACCGAAGACCTGAGTGCGGGCGGGCGTTGGCTCGTGATCGTGATGGACGAGTACGCTCGGTTCAAGCCGGCCCCATCGTTCGAGGCGTGGTCGGCTACGATGCCCAGCACGAACTGCCGCATCCCGATCAGCAGTGCCAAGGGAGCGATCGGCAAGTTCTACGAACTGATGAACCCAGGCCCGGGCGAGCCCCCGGTAGACAAGATCAGGCTCTTCTGGGACCTGCACCCGGAGCACCGGCGGGGGTTGTATCAGTATCAGGTGGGCAAACTGGAAATCCTGGATCGGGAATACGTTTTCGCGGCGGATTACCCGTTCAAGCTCGACGGAAAGCTGCGGTCGGTCGCCTACGACTTCCAGGAGGCACGGCAACGCGATCCCCGCTTCATGGCGCAGGAGTGGGACATCGACTACATCGGGGCCGGTGCGCAGGCGTTCGACCGTGCCCGCGTGGAGGAGGCCCAAGCGGAGTATGCCCAACCCGCGACCGAGCGGGGCGACCTGCTGCTGGTCGGGGATGAACTTGCCGAGGTGGAGAAGTTCAGCCGGAACGAGAACGGGCACCTGTCGCTCTGGGTGCCGCTGACGGCAGCCGGACGGCCGCCCGAGGCCAAGTACATCGTGGGGGCGGACATTTCGCTGGGGGTCGGGGCGACCAACTCGACTGCGTTTGTCATCGACAAGGACCGGTCCGAGCAGGTCGCCGAGCTGGTGACGAACAAGCTGAATCCAGGCGACTTCGCGATCCTGGTCGTGGCCCTGTGCGAGTGGTTCCACGGTGCGCTGCTGAATTGGGAGACCAACGGGGTTGGGAGCTGGTTCGGCAAGAAGGTGGGGGAGCTGGGCTACACGCGGCTGTGGTATCGGCGGTCGAGCGAGGAAGCACTGGATGCCAAGATCGTGTTCAAGCCCGGCTGGAAGAGCAGCCCGACCACCAAGGACTCGGCCATCGGGCAGTTCGTGACGGCGGCGCTGAACGGGGACATCATTTGCCGAAGTCGGCCGCTGTTCGAGGAGATTATCTTCTACCGCCACACCAAGGGCGGGATGGTTTCTGGTAGCATGGGCCGGTCGAGCTCTTCTGATGAGGCTAGCAAGGAGAATTTGAGTGACCGGGTGACGGGCGGCGCGGTATGCTACCGGGCACTGGGCACGAGCCGGCGGCGCGTGGCCGCGTTGGCGAAGAAGCGTCAGGAGCCGGCGGTCCCAGTCGGCAGTTTGGCGCATCGGCGGAAATACCGGGGAGAATTGGCCGAAGGGCAGGAACAGAGAGACAGGTGGTACTGAGATGTTGAGCAGACGTAGTTTCTTCGGGGCGATTCTTGCAGCCGGTGCCGCTATGGTCGGGCTTGTGTGGCCGAAACGCAAGCCGGAAGTGCCGTGGCGGCGTGTCAGCGCCTCCTGGGAAGTGCAGGACACGAAAGAGGCCAGGCTTTTTTTGCAGAAGGCGCGTCGAGCTGATCAGCAGTATCGTGACAAGTTGGTAGCGCAACTTGAGAAAAACCTTTGGGCGCCGGCTGAGAGAACTGAGTACGGAATCAAGCTTTTCCTGACGGGCAAGTGCGAGAAGGGCCTCCCGGCGCCTTCCAACATCGAGATCGACTGGATCAAACTCGCATAACGGAGCACACAATGCCAACAGCAATGGTTGAAGTGAAGTGCGCAACGGCTGAACTGAAGATGATGAAACGGGGCGACCTGATTTGCGAGGCCAAGCGGCTCGGCGTCAAGCTGCGCAAGTACGGCGAGTCCGGGATGACGAATACTTGGCTACGTGAGCAGATTGCGGCGAAGCACCTGGCCCCTTGCCCTGCTGCCAACGTTATCTCAGCCGACAAGCCTAGGCCTGCCAGCATGGTGGTCAAGCCCCCGATGCTGAACGCACCACCGCCGCGCGTCTCCGATGATCCCGATCTGCCGTTGCTGGAAGTTGCCAATCAGGTCTTGACCCAGATGGAGATTCAACCGCCGCTGTCCGAGTACATCATCGAAGAGCAGTTGGATGAGAGCGGCAAGAGCCTCACGCTGGAACTGAGTTGCCGCGTCGGCGGCGTATCAGCCCACGTCAATGCCGATGAGACGCCGAAACGACTGGTCGGCAGGATCGAGGGGCTGACACGCGAAGATTTCGCACCTGCAAAGCTGCGGGGGCTGAGGGGCCGGATCAATGTGGAGAATCGAGCGTTGCGGCTACAGTTGGCCCAAGTGCTAGGCCATGCTGGTTCTGGCGGCGAATCGATTCCGCTGAAGCCCGACCTCATCAATGACCCGGCCAAGAATCCGCTGCGACGCTAGGAGCCCGTTATGGCACTGGAGTACGAAAAAATAGGGAAGGCGATCGAGCATTCGCAGAATGTGCTGCTGAAGGGCTGGAAGAAATTGCGTCGCCTGAAGCGCACCTATATGGGCGATCAGCATCCGAGCGGCGACGACGACAAGACTACGCCGATGAATCTCACCAAGATTGCGGCCCATGTGTACCTGCAGCAAATTCTTCCCGGCGAGTTGCGTTCGCTCATCACGGCGCGCTTCCCCGAGGTCGAGGCGATTTCCGAGGGGCTGGAGCGGGGGACGAACGAGCGGATCAAGGAAACCCACACGGGCCGGGAAACGGCGGGGGCCACGCATGAGGCCCTGCTGGCAGCCATCGGTGGAATTGTGCGGGTCGGCGAGGAAACGACTGGGATCGTGAACTTCCCCGGTGTGGGGGACGTGCCGACCAGCGCGACCGCGGTGCGACACATCGCGACCGAGCGGTTCTTTTTCGATGTCCAAGCCGAGCAATGGCCCTACATCACGTTCGCGGGTGACATCTTCACCGTCCCTCTGGATTGGGCCAAGAGCTTCAAGGGCTTTAGTTCAAAGGCCCGTGCAAAGCTCACTTCCATGCGGCTGCGCGATGTGATACCTGGGTCCGGTCCGGCGCGACAGGTCGAGCAGCAACCCAGCGACCAGGAGTACCAGGCCCAGACGCAGATTATGGCAGTCTGGCTGCCGCTGGAGGGGTCGGCCGGCAAGACGGCGATGCTGGTGCCGAAGAGTTTTGACTTGCTGCACAAGACCGGCTGGGATGGCCCAGAGGACGGTCCGTACCATCGGCTGACGTTCAACGACATCCCGGGCGAGATCGAGCAAATCGCACCGCTTGAGCTGCTGCGCCACCTGCACGCGGTCAGCAACACGATCCTGGTCAAGATGATGAACCGGATCGAGGCCAGTAAGGAAATCGGGATTGTGGAGGATGGCGACTCGGAGCTTGCCGAGGCCATCATCAAGGCCAAGGATATGACCTGGCTGAGAGGAAAACGGGGGCCGGAACCTGTCCAGTTCGCCCGCATGGGCAGCATCGGAGGCGACTTGGCCGCGATGCTGATCCACATGCGGCGGCTGTTCAGTTGGCAAGGCGGGAATATCGACCTAGCGGGTGGCATGCAGGCCCAAAGCGAAACGCTCGGCCAGGACCGCATCCTCGCGGCGGCGGCCAACCGGACCATCCAGGCGATGGGCAAGCGGGTTGAGGAGTTTGCACGCGGCATTGTGCGGTCGCTGGCTTGGTACGAGTGGACCGACCCGATTCGCGAGCGTGTCTTCATGCGGACCGTGGAGGATGGCGGCCATCAATACAGGTTCCCCAGCGAGTGGACGCCCGCGACCCGGAGTGGGGATTTCCTGGACCATGACGTGCAGGTGGACGTGTACGCGCTCCAGCACCGGAGCCCGGAGGAGCGGCTGGCAGCGCTACGGCAGAGCCTCGGTGACATCATGCCGCTCTACCCGCTGTTGCAGGCCCAGAAGGGCACGCTGGACGTGCGGGAGCTGGTGGACCTGATCGCCAAGCTGCGTGACCTGCCCGAGTTGCGGCGGATTATTCGCGGCACGACCCAACGGCAGCCGCCGGAGCTGAGCGAGCCGCCCCAGAAGACGCAGTCGCAAGAGGACCGGCGTGCGGTGCCACAGCGGGACGAGGAGTTGGAGATGGCGGGCCAGTTGGCCGCGATGGGCAGTAAGGAGGGATCGTGATGCCCGTCTACTGCTACCGCTGTGGATCTTGCGGCCGAACGATGGAGGAGTTCTTTCACCGCACCAAACATGCTCGGAGCCCGCGTTGTCCTGGCTGCGAGAAGAGAATGCAGCGAGATATTCACGCTGAGTTCGGTGGACCGCGGGCTCAGGGCCAGTGGCCCATCTACTCGGACGCGATGGCGGTCCATCCGAGCCAGATCGCCGATGCCAAGCACCAGGCGGACGTATTGGGCGTTCCGACCGAGTTTGTCGAGCAGGACTGCCCAGAGGCGGACAAATGGGCAGGTCAGCCCATCTTCACATCCCAACGGCACCAAGATGAGTATCTGCGTAAGGTTACAGGGGGCAAAATTGTTAATCTGGATAAGTACGGCTGAGTGGAAAGCCGTATATTGGGGTAGACAGCCCCAAAGTGACGTGATAAGGTACGGGGGTACAACATGGGGTGGGCCGCAACACTCGCGGCCCGCCACTGAGGGTGATAGGCGGGAGATCGCGACCCGCTAGATGACCCGAATCATCGCTGCCCTTTCGGGAGGGCCGCCAGTGGTGCGGCTCGTCCCGACAAGGGAAAGCGATGAGCGCAGAACCGCAAACCGCAGAGAAAGAAGAGGCTGAGGCCGAGGTCCAACCCGCGCCTGAGCCCGAAACCGTAACCGAGGCGCCCGAACCGACGACCGAGCCCGAAGCGGCCGTTGTCGAGGTTGAGGCACCCGCGGTCGAACCGTCCGAGCCCGAATGGCCGGATGAGCTGCTGGAACGTGGCAAGAGCATCGGGCTCGCCGATCCCAAACTTGTGGGGTCGCCTGAGGAGCTTCTCGCCGTTCTGGGCAGGTACGACGCCAACCTGGCCGAAGTCGGTCGGCAGGCGATGGCGGCGGCTACGGGCCAACCGGCTACTCAGCCCGCCGCAACACCTCCACAGCCCGCACCTGGTCCGCCCGAAGCGGCTGTCGAGGTCCCCGCTTTCAAATCCACGCTGTCTGACGAACGGCGCAAAACTCTTACCGAAGAGTACGGCACCGACATTCTCGGCGAACTGACGGCCATGACGGACCATTACGGTGCCGTTCACGGCAATCAGGCCCGCGAACTGGCTGCCGTCCAGCAGCGACTCGAGGGCATCAGCACGATGCTGAACATCCAGTGGCTCGATGCGGAATTTAAGGGCCTTGGGGCCGATTGGGAGTCGTTCATCGGCACAGGCCCCAGCATGGAGCTGGACGAGAAGGGCGAGCACTTTGGTGCGCGCCTCGCCATCAAGGACATGGCGCTCGCGTTGCAGCAAACGGAAGCGCTCACCTCGGGCGGAGCCCCCCGTATGACCAGTGCCCTACTCAGGCGTGCTGCTCGTGCCGTGGCGGGTGGAAAAGGTTTCAACCCCGAACTCAAGAAGGCCGCCAAGGCGGTCGCGAAGCGTGCTGCTTCGGCTATGCCGCGTCCGACTCGGGCCAAACAGGTTTCAGAGAAGGAAACCGGTGAGGCCGCTCAAATAGAAGCGGCGGAACGCTGGGCCAAGGAGCACGGCGTCTAGGGTTCGCGGAGGATAACGAATGGCAATGCAAGTAAGCGACCATGCGGACCTGGTGGAGACGATCCGCGATCATGCTCCCAAGGACGTGTGGGAAGACATCAGCTTCGATCGGCAGAGGTATATCGCCCTGCCCGAGCTGATGCGCCAAGCCCGGGACAATATCCAGGGTGGCGAGAAATTAACGTGGCCCGTCAAGGTTGAGAAGACCGATACGGCACAGCCGGTCGGGCTCTTTACCAAGCGGACCGTTGACGTGCCGATGCTGATGACGACCGCCGAAGTGCCGTGGCGACACGTTACGGCCTACTGGGTGAGTAACGAGCTTGAGGATTCGCTCGCCAAGGGACCGGAGCGGCTGGTCAAGATCGTCAACGTCCGGCGCAACGGCGCTTTTCAGGACCTATGTGCTCAGTTCGAGTCGGGTTTCTGGTCAACCGGTGGTGCCGGCGATGATTACTACGGGCTGTTCTACTATCTGGTCCACAACAATACGGTGGGTCAGACGGGTGGAAACCCGACGGTCGGCGGCTCAACCGTATCGGTCGCGGGTATCAGCCGCGACGACTACGCCAACTGGAAGAACTGGTCGGGCTCGTACACCGACATCACGCGTACAGACTTCGTGCGCAAGATGCGGGAGCTGGCCAACAAATCCAAGTTCCTGAACCCGTACCCCAACCCGACGCCGAGCGACAAGGGCCGCCGGATGGGCTACTACACGGACTACGCCGTGTGGGAAATCCTGGTCGAACTGGCCCAGAACCAGAACGACCGACTGGGGCCGGACCTGACCGCCCTGGAGGGTCGCGTGACCTTTCACGGCCAGCAGATCGTTTGGGTGCCGGAACTCGACAGTCACGGCTACGACCCGATGATCGGGATCAACTGGTCGGTCGTGAAGTTCAAGTTCCTTACCGGGGAATTTATGAACGAGCTAGGGGCCAAGCAATCGGCTGAGCAGCCCCGCACCTGGGTTCACTGGATTGACACGACCCTGAACCTGGAATGCACGAATCCCCGCAATGCGGGGTTCGAGATGAGTACGGAAGTTTAGTAACTCACACAGCGGCAACGGCGGGCCTGCCCCGCTGTTGCCCGGAGTACAAGAAATGGATACGCAAGTAATCAGCACGGTCGCCGATGAAGGCGACATGCCGTCCGAGAAGCACAGCTACAAGACGGTGTATTACGCCGGCACTGAAACGCTCTACAACGGCTACGCCCTTTGCTACGATCGTGTCGGCACTACTGCAACAGTCGCCGACTGGAACCGGGCTAGTTGGGTCCTACGGCCGGCAAGTGGCAACCTCGACAACTTTGCGGGTTTTGTCATGGGACTTTCGGGAAATGGCAGAGCCGGTCCATGCAAGGTCAAGATCGTGGACAAACGTGTTCGCCAACTTGGCATCGGCTACGGCGGTGAGGCTATTGGCATTGGCGTGTCGGTTTACCTCGACGTTGATAGTTTCTATGTCTGGACGACCGGGGGAACTGCGGTTGGCACGGCACGCCAAACCATCTCGGCCGCGGGCGAACTTCTGGTCGAAAACGAGTCTTCGCCCGTGACGCCCGTTATGAAGGCGTATGGTGCGCTCGCCGGCGAGGGACCTTCCTACGCCCTGTGGGAAGATTGCCCCTGGCTGGAGATGCTGCTCAACCCGACGTTGGGTACGACGTACTTCAACGACTTTGTCGGCGGCTTCCAGCCCGTTACCGGGACCTCGACCACCGAGGTCGAGGACTGGATTCAGACCGAGATAAACTCGGGCCTGACGCAGTATCTTGCCGATGGCGGATCGGTGCTGCGGGTGAGTTCCGAGGCGTATAACGCCGAGGATGACGGCATTACCGTCATGTGGCGTGCTACGCCGTGGGTCACGGAAGACGAGAAGACGCTCTGGTTCGAGGCGCGTGTCAAGATGACCGACATCGACACGACCCCGGACCAGTTCTTCATCGGCCTCTGCAACACGCTCACGGACATGCACCCCAGTGGCGTCATCGACGACACGGTGGACAAGATCGGGTTCTTCAGCCACGACGGCACGACGGCTGCCACATTGGTGTTCATCACGTCCAAGGCAGCCATACAGGCCATCACGGCTGCGGCTGCAAGTAGCCTCGCCGATGGCACCTGGGTCAAGCTCGGCTTCAAGGTGACGTGGTCGGGTTCGGTTCAGACCGTCACGCCTTATGTGAACGGTGTGGCTGGCACGGCGCACGCCACGGCCCTGAGTGTCCCGACGGCCGGGGTTGGCCTGGGCATCTGCCTGGCGGCCCACGTTGACCAGACTTCGGCTCTGGCGGCGCTGGACGTGGACTGGATCAGGATTGCGCAACTGAGGTAGACGATGGAGTACCAGTTCGGCGACCTAGTCGAGCACATCGCGAACAAGCTGGGCGAGGGCTGGACGGCATACGCCGATCTAGCCACCGCCCAGCAGACGCGCGTAGGCTCCGTCATCAACTCGGGCTACAACCAGTTCCTTCGGCCACCGATACTGCCGGGTGAGCGCAAGCACCACGAATGGGGCTTCCTGCGTCCGATCCACACGCTGACGGCGTGGGCGAGCACCGAAAGCACGCTCGATGGCGCTCCAACCAGTGACGATGGCGGCACGACCAGCATCGTGACGGTCGATGACGCTATGTTCTACGACAACATGACGGATTCGGCTGAGAGCCTGACGATCGGGGACAACACGTACCCGATTGCCAGCGTTACCAGCACGACCGTCTGTGTCGTGACTGGGGATGCGCAAGCCGAGACCGATGAAACCGAGTGCAGCGTCACGGCTGACGGCGACTACCGCCTGCCGGCCGACTACGGCGCTATCGCAGGTCCGCTCACGTTTGCCGTCAGCAGCGGCTACTCGCCGATCAAGATCGTCAGCGAGACAGCAATTCGGCGGGTGCGGCGCCACAACAGCGGAACCGGCACCCCAGTCATGGCGGGTATTCGGGCACTGGCGATTGACCAGACGGCGTTGCAAGAGTTCGATCTCCTGCTCTACCCGATTCCGAATACGGCCTACGAACTGACCTACCGCTACCACGTCCGGTTGAGCGAGATCGACGATACAAACTGTCGGCTCCCCGGGGCCGCGGATCATAGCGAGATCATTTTGCAAGCGTGCCTGGCCGCGGCCGAGCAGCGGATGTTCGATCAGCGTGGCGACGAGTATGCCAACTTCCTGCAAATGCTTCCGGCGGCGATTTCATTTGACCGCATGGCCCACAGTGCCGAGCACTTCGGCACGCCGGGCGATGCGGCGCACTACGGGATTCTCCACGCGACGGATGAATTCGTGACGGTCGGGGGCACGTTGAGATAGGAGCCAACGATGGCGGATGCAGACTGGAGCGACACGGACCTGAACAGCCACCTGGTCACGACGACGGCCGAGACGCTGACGCTTGACCCTGACAAGGCGTATTCCATCGCGCACACGGGCATGGACGACAGCGGAGCTGATTCGATCCTGACGGTCTTTATGGCGGTGGATTCTGACCCGGCTGCCGTGGACTATTCGGTCGCGACCAACCTGTTCTTCCTGACGGACGGCATGACGGTCGTGGTCGGCCCGGGCGTGAGCGCGCTGCACGTAGATCGTGCGACGGGCAGTACGGACGTGGTCATTACGTCGGTTGCCGGACCGCCCCATTTTGGCAACGTGTAAGAACATGATTATGCGTATTCTGATGAACGATCATCCGCGCGTGCTACAGGGCCACGGCCTGCGCCGTCGCATCAGCCGTGTCGGCTGGAAACCCCAGATCGGCCCGGAGGTGTTCGGCCTGGAGGGTCTTTACAAGGGAATCGACGATTGGGACCCGACCAGCAGCCGAGGTGGATACACAGCGCCGACGGTTGAATCGGTTGACGCCGACGGCACGTACTGGAACGCAGCCGGTGTAATCGTCGGTGCAACTGCCAACACGGGTCGAAGCGGCGGGTTTTCCTACGGTACTCGCGGCCTTGGGGCCGTGCTGGAAAGCCAGCGGACGAACCTGGTGTATCCGTCGGCCGCACTCGATAGTTGGACAACCGGGGCGTGCAGCGTGACGGCCGATCAGTCAGCGGCACCGGACGGCAATATGGCGGGCGATCTCCTGACGGAAAGCGGCCTAACAGTCGGTTACGTCAAGAAACAGACGGATAGTCTGACGAACAACCTGGTCTACGCCGTGTCGGCTTGGGTCAAGAAAGGAACGCACACCAGCTTCTCTGTCGGCCTGTATGACTCCTCGGCCTCGGCTTATCGTGGCCGGGTCGATTTCGTGTGGACCGCCGGAGTTTTGTCCGTCCAGGCCGAGGACGTTGGCACGGGCTACGTTGAGGTCGGGACGGGTGGCTGGTATCGGGCCGTGGTGCTTGTGCCAATCAACACCGTCGTCGGTGCTAATAACAACGAAGTTCGGTTGTTCGCGTCCGAGCATGACATGTCCGGCGGCCCCTACACTGCGACTTTCTGGGGTGCTCAGATCGAGGCCGGCACCTATGCCACGACCTACATTCCCACGACTGACGCAGCGGTCCAGCGCGATGCGGACGGCTGGGAAGTCAACGTCGGCGATATGAGTATCGGCGCCCACACGATCTACGCGACCATCGTGCCGAACTGGAATGGAGCCGATAAAGATGACGATCACTACGTTTTCGACAGTCGAACCGGCACCGATCCAGGCTGCTGTATCTATCACGACGGAAGTTCGAACGTCTTACTCGCTGGGACCTTGCCCGCCGCTGGGGCAGCAGGACTCGGAACCAGCACTACGGCGGTCGTGCGCGGGAGCGCCTACGTGGTCGCGCTCGCGTTCGACACAAACGACTTGATCTTCCGCGTCCGGGACGTGGGAGCTGAAACCGATGATGACGCGACCGACAGCACTGTGGCGCTGCCCAGCAGTCATCAAGCGATAGCGATTGGACGGGACAAAGCAGACGCCAACCAGTGGGACGGCGTCATTCGGGACGTTCTGATTTACCAGTGGCGCCACAGCGCTGCACAGCTAGCAAGGAATATCGCCTGGCTCGCGGCGCGGGCCGCGTAGGCGCGTAAGGAGACCGAAATGTCAAGACATCAAACACAGGATCATATGCAGAGCGCCCATATGTACCTGCCGATTCAGGCGTTCTACTCAGAGGACGTGGACGGCCACCTGTTCGCGGCTGCCGAGTCACTGCCGACCGATGCCGGCTACGCCAAGTCGTGTGTACTTCATCTGGTAGCCGACGACGGCGTGGACCAAGCCGGCATCTATGTGAATGTTGGCACGGCCACGACTCCCATTTGGAGTTTCATCGACCCCAGTGGAGCCGCAGGCCAGACGGGCTATTCGGCTGGCGGCGTTACCAAGGGTGATCTGGTCTACATCTCAGGCTGGAACACGGCCAATGATATTCCGGCTATCACGAAGGCAGACGCCAGCGACTTCGCCAAGTTTGCGACGCACGTTGCGTGTGAGACCATTGCAGCTCTCGGCACAGGGCGAATCGACGATTCGGTGCTGCTGACCGCCCTTGACACCAGCAGCTACAGCGTCGGCGACACCCTCTATGCTGGCAACGCGGCTGGGAGCGTGACCGCTACAGGCCCGACCGGTAACAAGTTTCAGCAGCGGGTCGGCGTGGTCGTTACGGCCCATGCCACGACCGGCAGCATCTTCTTCTCCCCGACCATGTTCGCCCGAGTGACCAAGTTCGGGCCGGGCATGCTCCAGGGCGCTGACGATGTGGCTTACCCCATCGGGGGTGGGCCGGACATCAACTTGGCCTGGGACAACAGCAACGGCGTTGCCGAGTTCAAGAACCAGACGGCCGGTGGTGTCGGCTACGTCGCGATCGGCGAGTACAGCAACTCGGCGACCGGCGGCATCTCGCTGGAGCACCAAACCGCGGCCCTCAAGGTCTACGCCGACGATGACGGCAGCACGGGCATCACGGCAGCCAGCCGAGCCATCTGGGGTCGCACGCTCCTGACGGTCAACGCGGGCGATTGCACGATGGACGGTGTTCTGGGGCAGGTGAAGATCAACGTGAACGTCACCTGTAGTGCCGATTTCAGCTCGGGTGTCCGGGGCTACCTGGAACTCAAGGGTGCCAACACGGTCTTCACCGGCGGTGCGAATGCGAACATCGGTGCCGGTGGGGCAGCCTTGCGCGGCAACATCAGCGTGGACACCAGCCTGACGATCGAGACGGGACACTACCTCTGCGGCCTGCACGTCGGCCTCAATACCGCTTCCGGCGTGACTATCACGCAGACCGGCAAGCTGGTCGGCGTTGGCGTCTTTGCGGACGATCAAGCCGGCGGCGCTACCCCGACGGACAAGTGGGGCATCGGCGTCTTTATTCACCAGGGCGTGACCGACACCGCCATTCAGATTGGTGAGCAGTCGAACACCGCCGGTAGCGGCCACCTGGTGAACAACACCTTCAAGCGCGCCGTCGCCATCTTTTGCGACGACAACGGCGTCGGCACAGGCGGCGCGGAGTTCATCAGCACGTTCCGCGGTCGCCTGCTGGTGACCGGCACGACCTGCGTAGGCGAGCAGTACGCCGTCCACGGAACGACGAAGTACATCAGTTCCAACGCGGGTGGGTGGAGCGGCGGCATCCTCGGCACGATGGAGTGGGCCACGGCCCTGACCGTTAGTGGTGGATACCACGGTGCTATCTTTGCTCGTGTGGGCGGCGGAGCTGTTGGACCCGCGATCAGTGCCGGGGCTTACCTTGCCGGCGTGATTTCGGCGAGCAGCTTGGCCGCGGCCGCGACCGGCAGTGGCAGCACGGCTGCCTTCCTTGCCGGTGCCACGAATGTCGGCACGACGGACTGGGACTTCGGGTTGGAGATCGTGAGCGATACCTGTGCGACGGGCATCCACGTCGGAACTTGCTCAAGTGCGGCCCTGACGCTTGGTGTGGCTGGGACTGACGGTGGAGACGTGCTTGTCTACACGGATGATACTGGAAGTTATCTCCAGTACGATACGGGTACCGGCAAGTTCTACCTGAGAGGCACAGTCAGCGACTTTCAGTTGGCAGCTTCAGGAAGCGCTTCTGGTAGCGGCGTCACGCTCAGTGCGACGAAGACGAAAGCGATGGGTGTGTACGCTGACGATGGTGCGGCTGCTATTAGTTCTGCGACGTTCATACGGGCTGGCAGGTTTCGCACGTTGATGAGCTACCTCGGGAATCGCGAGGACGAAGCGGCTGGCCTTGAGGGACAGTTGGTAAGCATTGGTGGCGGCACCAACCGACACAACAAGTGCGGCCTGATGGGTACTTACGAGTATTCTGGATCAGCCAGCTTTATCATTGACGGCCAGATCGCAAGTACCGATGCCTGGATTCAAGCCGGCGTGATTGGCCGGGTTGATATGGGCACCAGCAAAACCACTGTTAATCAGTATGGTGTGTTGGCTGGTGTGGCAGCGATGTCTATCACGCCCTCCTTCAGTACCAACAATGGCACCTACGCGGCGTTCTATGCTGGTGCTTGGGACAGCGCAACTGACTGGACCCACGGACTCTACATTGAGGGCGGCAAGTGCACGACCGGCATCGACATCGGCACCTGCACGTCGGGTATCGTGTTCACTGGCACGATGACGACCGGCATCGACTTTACGGCTGCAACGATAGCTCCGGCTTCTGCCAGGACGAACGCTGCGATCATCATCGGAGACCGCGCAGGTGCGAAGACTGTAACGATGGCTGGAGGTGCTGCCAACATGTACCTCGATCTCGTGCAGTTCAACATCCTGATTGCCGGGGCCAGCCCGGATGCCGGCAGTACGGTCAACGGCTTCTACCAGCTCATCACACACTCTACCGCCATGGCGAACATCAGGCTGAAGTGTGCGGACTGGAACATCGCGGTATCCGCGAACATCAAGGACGCCTACATCTACCAAGGCCAAATGGACTTCAGCAGCTCTGGCGTTACGGTTGGCGGTGAAGCCGCAGTGATGGGTTTGGTGATGAACGCCGGTACAAGTGCTGTTAGCGGTCTGCTCCGAGGTTTGATTATCTCCATGGAAGGATTGGGCTTCCCGGCCGCTGGCATTGGACTTGAAATCAGAAGCACGGCGACAACCCTGGCGGAAGGCATCAGGATTAAAAGCACGCCGCTGATTACAGTCGGAATTGTGATGTGTGACCCGGTGAGCGACAACTGCGGTCCCACCCATGCGTTCCAGTTCCCGAGTGGAGGCGGGGTTTACGGTGCTGATATTGGTCCTGTCGTGGACACTGTCGATAGCGGCGATGGTCTAGGCTCGATCAAGATCAAGATCGGCTCGACGACCAGGTACCTGAAATACTGGGAGGATCCATCATAGGTGACTTATGGAACTCACAACGACCGAAACGCCCGCCAAGGTGACGAAACACCTTGAGCGCAACGAAGTTCTCACGGCTGGCCAGGTTCTCAAGGCCGAACTCGGACCAGACGAACTGAGTACGGCAGTCCCGGCCGGCAAGAAGTGGATTGTGCGGTTGGAGGTTCACGTTACAGAGACCGATGCGTAGTCGGCCTCAGCAACACACACAGAAAGGTGCTTTATGCTACTGACCATCCCCGAGCGCTACGCAGTCAACAGTGTCCTGCCCGAAGCGGGCAACTTCGGCACGCTGAAGACCATGCGGAAGCTACGCGAGGCCCTTGAGCCCACGGAGAAAGAAGTCGCGGAGTTCGGCATCGTGGCCGAGGGAAACCAGATCCGCTGGGACCCTGAGAAGATGACCGATGCCGAGGGCAAGCTGCGTGAGGTCGAGATCGAGATCGGCAAGAAGGCGACCACGATCATCGAGGAAGCGCTCGAAAAGCTCGACGCGACGAAGAAGCTGACGCCTCAGCAGTTCTCGATCTACGAGAAGTTCATCGAGCCGGATGGTGAGCATACCGAGGAATAAATGCCGCAGCGGGCTGTTGAACTGCAATTTCCGCTCGCGGGGATCAATCGGCAGTTCGCGTATCAAAGCCAACCGCCGTACACGACCCCCGATGCACTGAATGTACGCCCGTGGGACCCCATACTCAGACGAGAGCGTGGGGGCTCGCGGGTGGGCGTGGAGCGGATGCTGCGGACCAAGTTCGGCAGCAGCTCGGGGGGCTTGCGGGCACTGGATTCGCTTCGGTATGCCCGCACGGACGGCTTCACCATCTTCTCGGATGACTTCTCTCAGGGGCTCAGCAGCAATTGGACTGCTGAGTTCGGCAGCACCTTGCCGACCGTGACAGACGGTGTTGCGGAATGCGCTGACGGCGACACCGTCACGGCCGTCCATGCGGCGATGAGTTTTACCTATAGCGGCGCGATACCCGATGCGGGCCTGACGGTCGAGGCCTTGATCCTGCCCGATGCGGGGAAGTACCAGGGGACCTACCGGCTGTTCCTGTACCTAGACGACACCTCGCCTGCCAAGGCGACGGACTGCTTCGAGTTGGAGATTACCACGGCCAACGGCACGACACTGACCGGGCACATCCGGTGCCTGGACAGTGGTGTTGAGACCTGGAAGGAAACATTCTCTTGGACGCCGACCATCGTTGACGCGGGCTGGCTCAGACTGAGTCACCTGCCGGGTCGCTATCCGACACCCACGGACGGATACGTGCTGGCGACGTTTCGGGGCCGGACCCTCAAGCTGACTGGCGCCAAGGTTCCACCAGTGGCAAACAATAACGGGCACCGCTGGGGATTCGAGATGGAAGCGGACCAAGGCGGGACCGGCAAGATTGAGCGGGTGCAGTTCCACTACGGGCACGAAGACGGTCACCGCTCTTATCGTCACGCTCTCGTGGGAATTGCCGATGGTCAGGTCTGGTTTGAGCACACACACCATGAGCTTGAGCAAGCTAGAAACCCGGTTGCAGATGAGATCTTTCGGATCGACCGGACGGTCTTTCCCACAACCACGCCAGTCAGCGATCGTGTCTACATTGCTGACCACGGTGGACCGCAGGCGCGTGAAACCGATACTGACACGGCCGTGGTGCAAGTCTATTCGCCATCCGGCAAAAACTTTACCTCGCTTCGCTGGGATCGTGGTGACGGCTGGGTCAACTGGTCAGATGACATTTTGGGTGGCGGTGAACCAAGAGATTTCGGTGTTTTCTTGTCGAGCACTCCGAGTTGGCTTCCTAGTGGTTGCTATCGGATCGTCGGCGTCATTGCAACGGGCACCAAACTCATCCTTCACACAAACTTCGACGAGACAGATGAACACGCGATTGCTGGCTGCAAGTTTTTCCTAGCCCGGACCGCCAAAGTTGTCAACTACCTCGATGACGAAGATCGCTTACGCCTGACGCCTTGGGGTTGCGAGAGTAACCCTGGAACAGATTATGACCCGGACGACTGGGACGATCCCGGGGCGGTCTATCCGCTCTACCTGCCGATCGGGTTCAGCATCGTCAGCAAGTACGGCAATCGCATGGTCGTAGCAGGCGATCCGCTGGCACCCTGGATTGTCTACTACTCTCGTGTGAACGATGAGGACGACTTCGACACAGGCCAAACCGATGCCGAGGCGGCTGTTGCGATTTCCTTGCTCGCGTTCGGCAATTTGGAAGTCACCGCCGCACTTGCGTTCAGCGATGATTACCACGTCATCGGCTGCCCCACGAGCCTGTGGGTTCTGCGGGGCGACCCCGCCTACGACCCGAACTTCAACAACCTGGCCCAGAACATCGGCATTGTGGCTCCCGACGCCTGGACCTGGCTGCCGGATGGCCGCCTGATCTTCCTCTCGCACGCCGGCCTGTATGAATTGGCTCCTGGAGCTGGTCAGTATCCGCGTGCGTTGTCGCTGGACCGGCTGCCGGCCGAACTCCGCGGCATCAACAAAGAGACCGACCGGGCAGTGCTGGCCTACGATCCCATCGAGGAGGGGGTGCTCATCACGATCTCGCCGATCGACT